TGCCTTTAGGTCCAGTTATTTTATAAACGTCATTTCCTGATTTTATATAGAAAGTAATACCAGCACCAATATTAACTTCAATTGCGTTATCGACTGGGCTTGATTTGAAAAACGGGCCTTTGGGAGGAGTAACACCACCTCTCTTAAAAAGATCATCAGTATTTTTAATTGCAATAAATTCAGTACCAACAGTATATTTATCATCAAATACTGACGCTTCTGTAAGTAATTTATCTTCACTAATAATTTTTCCTACTTCAACACAAAACTCTTGAAAAGTTTTAGATGAATGTTTAGCAGGATCAACAACGCGAGGTATATATTCTTTTATAAAATTTTCATCACATCCATACTGACGTAACACACTTTCTAGAATCTGAATATGAGTTCTATTGTGTGGATCTGGACAACCGTCATTGACTTTATATGCCCAATCAGTTAATGCTTTTTCTATAAAATATTTCATAAATTTCCTATATATAAATATCTAGATACCTACTCAAAGGTATAAAGATTCATTTTATTATAATTATGTCCCGTTTTACATTTTACTGGGTAAATCATTGTATCTTTTATATTATTTAATAAAGATATTTCATTAGGGTGAATATCAAATAATAGCGCATCATAAGTATATAATACAAGCTTACTTTGATAATCTTTCAACATATTCTGTATCGACTCAATTATTAAAACATTCTGTTCAGTTTCCATAGATTGAATTAGATAATTAAATAATGTTTGAGGTTTAATATCTCTATCTTTGAGATTCTCTGCATGAACCTTTCTTTTGAATATAGGTGTTTCTACATAACCTTTACTAATATAAATATCCCAAAGTTCAAAAATATAGCTCTTTACTTTACTAAAAAATGGAATATTTTCAAACTCTTTAGGAACACCACCATATAGTATTTTGAACGATACTGCTTTAGATTCATTATACTCATCTTTAGTTATAAGATCTTTTCCAAAATAATATTTACCTAAATAAGTATGCATAGAAGTTTTAGGCAAATCATAGTTAATCATTTTTGCAATTAATCTTAAATGATATGCATCGAAATCAAACTCTACTAATTTACCTTTATCGAATCTACTAATATATTTTTCTCTTGTACCATCTTCTTTATTTAACGCTGCATAGTTTATTCCATTAAATGAATTACTTGGTCTACCTGTAGTTGTCCATAAATTATATTTAGTAAATTCAACGCCGTTATAAGTTGCAAGTCCATTATTTTCAATACTTCTAAAAGCAGGTATCACTTTTTTATTATATTCAGTAAACCCAGGTAAATTTTTATTTTTAATTACTTGTAATGTTTTTTCTTTTATTTTATTGCAATACTCTAAATGTTTATAGACTGGTATAACATCATTTATATTATCAAGCTTCCAATACTTATTATAAAAAAACTTATGTGATTCAGTATATAACTCTTCTTTATTAATATTACATAAATTTGTAAGATAGTATAACGCATCAATATTTATAGAATTTTTTATACCTGTACTATAAGTATATTTAATACTATCATTATTAATAAAGCTTAAGCTATCGATATTGTAGATTTTATCAGAATGATTTACAAGAATACAGTAAGTCTTTTTCGAATTAATAATATAAATATACAAAAGTGATAATTTGTTAATTACTCTATGTTTACGAATATCACTGTATATAGGTATTACTATTGATTCAGAATTATTATACTCAACTTTTAGTTGAGATAGTATTTTATCATTATCTACAATCATTATAACCTTTTGAAACTTTACCTAATATAAGAAAAACTATTCAAATAAACAACTAACCTCTAGAATAATCAGAATCACTCTCTAGACTCCTATTATCCGTATCATTAACTACCGGTGCTGTCAAAGGTGATTTATATAAATCAGGATCTTTACGCAATCTTCTTGTTGATTGCGGTTCATTTGACTCTGGACCTTGAGAAACTTGATAAGAAAACCATTCAGCAACATTTTTTCTTAATTCTACAGGCGCTTGAGCAACTGCTATATCAATTACTTCACGCTTTCTCATTTCAACAGTTTTTCTATTTTTTTGTTGTTGTGGCCAGTAAAAATTAATTAAAAAATAAATTCCTTTAGCTAATTCTTCTTCAAATTCTGCAGCTACATCAGGTGCAACTTCTCTAATCTCACCAGTATATCGTAATATAATTGAACGCTTTCTACTTTCAACTAATAAATCACTTATAGGGATAGGTCCATTTATAGGAGGTGGTAATATATTTGTAGTTGCGAGACCTTTTCTATTTTCATACTCTTCTCTATGACCTAAATCAGTAGACTCATCGCCTTCAGTAAAGAATTGTAGACCAGTCATAGATTGTTCAGCAGAAGGATCTCCGTGTATCGATTCATGTTTATATTCTTTACTGTTATCTTTTTCAGCCATTTTTATCTCCTTATACTAAATTAATATTTGGATTTTCTTTATTTTTAGTATGTATTTTTCTACCGTAAAATTTAGTCGCTGTTTTTGCACTTTCTCTCATCGATGGCATTTTCACACCATTAACAGTCTTACCAATCATTTCAAGGTGTCCTGGGTCCCAACCAATATGAGTAGGTGAATATTTTTTCTTAGTATTTACTTTTGAAGCATCTGGATCATAATCACCATTTTTCTTATATTTATTTCCTTTCCAAGAAAAATCTCCACCCCATGAAAATCCTTCCATTTTACCATATCTTGCTGCTTCTGCCCAAAACTTAAATGCTTGATCTTTTACAAACTTTTTACCTTTTTCAGCTATAGTCTTTTTATTATTACCATATGAATAACGCTTATCTATAATATCCATAGCTTGTGAATTAGGCTCACCTTTCTCATTAATTGCACAGTGATTACCAAATGTAACTTGTGATTTTCCAGATGAAGCTTTTTTAGCTTGAGATTTAAGAGATCTAAAACAAGTTACAATTTGAGGTTGCCATCCATCAGCTTTTAGTTTAGCTTCAACTCTTAACCAAGCTGCTGCTACAACAGGATGAAGAGCATCTAAACTTTTATTATCTTTAGGACCATTTGCACCACCAGATTTGAATGTAGTTTTCTTTTTATATTCTGTAGGTGGTTGCTCTATAATTTTTGCTTCAGGCTTATTACCTGAATCATTTATCGGTCTCATTAATGTACCTATACTTGTTGTCCAATCTTCTGGCGTAATACTATGATCTACAGATGTAATTTGTAAAGCTACAGTATCTCGATATCTATCAGGTAATATACCTCCTTCAGAAGTAGTCTTTATATGAATCGCATTACCCATATATATTCCTGATATTCCATGTAAAGTTAATGATACGTCAATAGGAATAGGTGGCCTGTATGAACCGACAGTTTGAGTATCACCATGAATATATTTTCTTACATATTGTTCAGCTATTCTTACACCTTCTTCGATAGGTTCAGTTTCGTCAGTTCCATTTAATTCAATCCTTCTAGTATCACCTAATAAGTTTCTATATGAATTTAATAATTTTTCTTCAGCAGCTTGTCTATCTTCTGCAGATCCGGTTGTACTACCTAATATTTTAATAGATGAGATAGATTTTAATCTATCAGATATACCTGCACCATACATTTGAAACATCTGTATCGATGAACCTTTTTCATTACCTGTACCCATAGTACCGTAATATGCCATTGTAGCTAATTCATTAGGTATTTTAGATTGTATCTTTACATCTCTTAAAACATTATTAGTACCAGCTGCAGCAAATTTATAAATTTTATATCCGTTAACTTCCTGCATTCCTGTCCACCCACTTGAATAATCATCAACAAATTCAGTTGGTGTGTAATTTTCATCAATTATACTTATTTGACCTAAAGCTGAATTAGTAAGCATTTTGAAACTCCATGGCTTACCACATGCTGTATTTACTGCATCAAGAATCGTTAAACAAAATTTTCTAACATTTTCAGATTTTTCAGCAGATTCTAATACTAAATCTGCATTTATCATAATGTTTCTTAAAATGCCACTATTAGTTGGAACATTAGGTAATCCGTTAGGACCAATTCCTATAAATTTATTAAAACAATCTTCTCCTTTTAGATATTTAGAAGCTCCTGATAGGCCCGCATCTAATAAATGTTCACCTCCACTTGCACCACCTGAACCTTCTGCAGTAATAATCATAGCATCTAAAGTTTCTTGACCTGGAATATAACAAACAGTTGGGTCTAGCGATCTTAATCCTGAGTGGTTGACTATATGTACAGGCTTCCAAACTTCTCTATTCCTTGATTGAGGTGTAAGTAATCCGTCATCATCAAACTCGACACCAACTAATTTAGCAACATCAGGATCTAAAGTCGCTTTTTCATTATCAGTCATTCTTGTACAAGATCTAAATAAAGTATCAAGAGTTGTGTTATTATCATTTTCTTCGTTTTGTCCAGGCTTAACTGCTTTAGGCATATATAATTCGTTTATAATATAATCTTCTATAAACCTCCACGTTACATATGTATTACCATAAACTACAGAACCTACAGGTAATAAGTTAGCTGTCTTACCCATTACAAAATCATAACCTAATTCTTCGGTTACATTTTCTCTTACTTTACTATCAAGACCACCAATTTTAGGTGCATGTACAGGTTGATTGTTTGCATAAATTACTTTATGAAATTTACCACTTCCACTTAACCTTACAGGTTTTTTACCTGATTTGAAATCATCACTGTTAACCCAAGAAAGCATTCCTAAATTTTGAGCTGTATTTGTTATCTCAGCATCAACTTTCATATTTTCATTTAATTCATTTTCTCTATCATCTGCTTTTTGATTATCAATACCTTTAGCTTTAGCAACTAGATCAGCTACTAACTGTTCATCTGATTTTGCATTATCACCTTCAAAAGATGCAACCTCTTTATAATTACCATTATCATCTTTAGTATATACTGTTATACCTGTCTGTTGTTCAACTGCATACGGTCCATATTCTCCCCAATCAACCTTTTGACCGGTTTCATCAACATATGTTTTACCATCATCTGTAGTTTTCCATCCATATTTTTTAGCTGCAGCATCTTTAGACATATACCCTTTTATATCTTCTGAAGAAGCTTTAACAGTACGTTGACCTAAAGGTATATCTTCCTGTCCAGGATCTTCCATTTTAGGTATTAATTTTTTAACGCCCCATGGATTAAACCAATTTCTATAATTTAAGTAAAGGTTGTTACCTGATGTTGTATGATCAACTATACCACTAAATGTTATTATCCAAATAGTATAATGTTTTCCTAAAGTAGAACCTTTTTTACTTGGTTTAGGATCTCTTTTTATAAAAAAATCACCATCACGAAGTTGGTCTCCCCATTTCAACTCCATATTAGCCATACCATTATCGTTTGCACCACCAGACCATAAAAAATCACTTACCTTACTATTTTGGAATCTATCTTCTAAATAATCTAAATCAGGTTTTCCACCATTAGGTCTAGTAATTTTTGACATATCTACTATACCGTTTCTTGCGTCTGTTACATTAATTCCAGCTTTCCTTATATCATCAGCATACATACAATATGCAACACATTTATTCCACCAAGTTCTATCACCTTTAATTAATGTTGTTTTTTGACGTTTTCCTCCTTTGAACTCTCCTATAAAATATTCTTCTTTAGAAGAACTACCTGTTGATTCTTCAAATTGTAAATCACCGTTTTGATCTTTAGTAATTTTAATATTATAAGCACTGGTATTTAATTTTTTAGGATTTACTTTAACTGTTACCCCTGATTCACCACCACCATCTATTGCTACATCTTGTTCACCAGCTGGATCACCAAGTTCAATTTTACCTATATTATTCTTTGATTGTTTAGAAGCATTATCTTCAGCAGGAGCAGCTTCAATAGCTCTACTTTCTTTTTTAATTAAAGAAACTATAGTTCTTACATCTGAAACTTGGATTTTTTTACCTTCAACCTCCATTTCACCACCACAATCAAAACTTACAGTAGGAATACCGGTCGCTAATGAGCCAGGTGATACAACATCAACTCTACAATCATATCCACCAGCACCATCATTAGTCCAATTAAATTTGGTTACTACACCTAATAGTCCATCGTAAATACCTGCATCAGGTCCAGTTGGGTCAGTTATTACCGCGTTTGCTTGCTCTTCTAAATTATATAAAGGTCTTGCATCGCCTGGGAGTCCTTTAGTAATACCATATGACTTTCTTAATATTTCAGTATTAATAAGATTAGTATTACTTAAAGTACTACCATCTGTTATTAGTTCAACATTTATAGGATCAATATATTTTGTAGGATGAAACCATCCCCATTCTACAAGTACAGATATACCAGGAATCATATACATCATTTCTATAGCTTCTAGATCATCAGTATTAAAAACTTTTATATCGAAAGAAGCTCTTCTAATAGTTCCTAAGTCACCTTTATTACTTACATTTAATGCTAAAATACCGGGCACTGGACTTGATTTCATCCCAAGTACATCTTGCCCTCTCCAACCTTGTGCTGTTGATCTATATAAAGAATGTCCGGAATTACCAATACCTGCAACATTACCGGCACTATGACGAACACCAATATCTTCATTAAAATTATTTGCTTTCCAATCAGCTGCACTACCATAAGGTCTACCTGCTACCCATTGCCTACCACCTGCGTCACCTGAAACGCTTGAATCAGTTCCAGCTTCTCCACCTTCAACCGTTTGATACCCACCGCCGTGATTTATACCTTTACCACCCCAGATTATCCAATCTCTCCAATCAGGGACTTCAGGAATATTATATATTGATACATTAGGATTAGCTAAAAAAGTTGTTTGTGGTATCGCAAATGGACAAACTCTTATCCACGGTGTTCTCTCTTGAAAGTATCTAAAAGCAGCTGTTTGATCAAGATCAGTCATTGCTTGATTAGGGCCTCTAAAAGTTAAAGCATTAGTATCAGCATCTAACCGTCTTACTATTAACGGGTGCATAGCATCAAGAAATATTCCTCTGAACCCTGACATATTAGTATCCCGAAGTATTATTCTTATTAGAAGTAGTTATTCCTTGAGGATCAGCTGGTAAGCGTAATATTTTACCATCATCAATATTAAGTGTTCCTTTACCTATACCATTTGCGTCAGCAATAATCCACCAAAAATCTCTATTGCCATAATATTTATGAGCAATAAGATCTAATCTATCAGTTGTAGTAACTTCAACATATCGATCATTAGGTGAGAAAGGTATTTTACCTAATACATATGTAGATTGTATAGGCTTACTTCTTTCCTTTTTTAATAAACTATTAGCTTTATATCTCATTTAATAACTCCTATATATTACCCAAATACATTTAAGTTAGTTTCAGGATTTCCTGGTGTTTCAGTTGGCTTTTTTAATCCCGCTGATTCATTAACATTAAATAATCCACCGTTATTATCATCTGCTCCTGGAACTCTATTATGTAATACTTTTAGTCCTATAGATATTGTACAAACTCTAGGCATAACAAATCTTGTATAACCATTACCTTCTCCTTTTGCATCAAGCTTTCTTCTTTCTTTACGCGTTTTAGGAAACTTTTTTATTTTAGATTTTACTTTTTGTACTTCTTCTTCTGAAGCATTTGCTTTTTCTAGTGCTTGTACCTTCTTCTCTCTTCCTTTATTTATTTTACGTTGCACCGCTTCTCTTAATTGCGCTCCAATAGGTGGTGTTAAAGTAATCGAATCGTGATGTATTTCAGGATCCTCTATTTCCCACATCATTTCTTCATTAGGTGTAATTGCCATTGAAGTCATAGCACAAAGTTCATCATCAAGATAGTTACCTATTGTTACTTTACATAATCTACCAGCAAATCTAAATCCACTATCTCCATCTGATTGAGGTAATACAAATTCAGCTAGTTTATTTATTCTTTTCCACATTGGCCTTAAATCTTTACCTGCAACAGCAGCTACTGTTAAATCAAAAGCAATTTCTCTAGTAAATCCTCCATATGAAACAACACCTTGAGGTCTTCCTACATACATTGTTTCATTCCAAGTTGGTGTTACTGTATCTGATAATCCAGCTATCATACCTCTCATTGGAACCATTACTTCATCACCAGCAGCATCAAATCCTTTGAATAAAATAGGTATTAAATCAGGTACACCACCAGCAGTTGCAGTATCAAGTAAACGCGAATCATGTGATCTATCATCTCCATATAATAGTCCATAACGTTTTCTTACATCTTTAGATTGTAATCCTTTATCTTTGAAAATAGATGTAATTCTTTCAAATGGCTTTTTTGGATCAAAGTTAACTGGTATATCAGCGTATGTATTTGTAAGTTCAGTTGGTAAAACACCTAACTGTTGAGCAGTTCTTAAAGCATTCGTAGCAGTTTTAAGAGCTTTACCAGCTACTGTTGTGTTAATAACAGGAGCTACAAGATATTTACCTGCTGTAAATAATCTTGGTTCTATAGATCTAAATGAACCTAAAAGATATAATCCACCTAATATAAGAGCACCTCTACCTTGTCTTCTTAAACCTGTATATCGTCCAGCAAAAGCTTGTTGCTGTACATTAGTTTGCGAAGGTAAGTAATTTCTTGGCTTACCACCATATCTATCTTTTTTGAGCTGATCATAATATCTTCTCATAGACTTTTTTTGATTTGAACCTGGTTGTAGTATTCCCATATTATAATCCCATCGGCGCTTTTTCTAAATGAATAGCTTCGTTAAGTTGGTAACCGTCAACACTTAATACTCTACCTTTTTGAACAGCAGCTATGAGTTGATCCATTTTATCTAATAATGGCTTAAGATTCATACTACCGTTTCCACCCCCTTTTGTTCCATGACTAGGGCTCATTGAAACACCATCATTCTTCGTTCCTTGGAAAATACCCCCTTCTTGAGGTGACATTACTATTGGTCCACCGTTAGGATCAATACCAAGGTCACCAGTTGGAACAGTAGCAGGCGCAGGACTTGGAGATGTCATCATATATCCTAGTAATGCACCAACTCCTAATGCTACAGCAGCCATTGCAATCACAGTACCTAAACCAAATGTAGCAGCAGCGTTAGTTGTTAATGCAGCAGTTGCACTCGCAGTTCGTAATCCAACTTCAGCACCTAATTTAGGCAATTGAGCGGCAGAAGCAGCTGCAGCTTTCTTTTCGTTTTGAGCTTTAACCATAGCAGCAATAGATTGTGCAACCATAAGTCCTTGAATCACCATCTGTATACCTTGAAATATCATTGCTAAATTATTAGCATGCTCAGAGTTTTCTAATTGTTGAGCTGCCATATCAAGCATATTATTTTCAAAATTCATTCTACGTTCTTCACCGGTAGCAGCAGCTGCATCACGCTCTAACTGTAACCCAAATTCTGCTATTTTACCCTCTCTAATTAATGCTTCTGTATCTGCAATTTCTTGAGCTTTTTTAGCATCTTCTTGACGTGTTTTTTCCAGCTCTTTAGCATTTTTTAATTTCAATATATCAACACCTAATGCTTCATTAAGTGCTTGTATTTGCAATGAGTTTAATCCATCAAGATCACCTGCTTGCTTAACAACTTCTTTTAACATTGCTTCATGATCACCTTCGATAGCCAATGCTCTAGCTTTATCTAGATTCATATTTTTACCGGTCATCACATTAGCAATCATTTGCTTTTCAATACTACCTTCTACATCAAGTAAAGACTTATTCATGTTAACTACATCGTTTAACTCGAATCCTAATCTACGAGCTGCAACAGCCATGATTCCAATTTCATCACCTGACATACCAAACGTTCTTGCCATCTCTGCACCAGAAGCAGCTATATCTTTCATTACACTAGAAAACTTAACACCTGATGCATCTGATAAAGATTTAATACCTGCCATTAAGTTAGTTGATGTTTCTAGTGTAGCGCCTGAAGTTTCAAACATTAATTTACTAAAATTAGCAGCTTCACTTGAAGATATACCTAATTTTTTAGAAGCAACATCTAGATTTACAGCTTGTTCAGCAGTAAATTTCATAGCTCCTCCATATGCGTCATTTAATGCACTCATGGTTGCTACAGAATCTTTCAAGTTAGTATTATACTTGTTAGATCCTTTCATTTGTGCTAAAATTTCAGTATTTAGCTTTCTAGCTTCATTAACATTAACGCCCATAGCATCCGCAGTACTTCTAGTATTATCACTACCACGTTTAATAAGATCTTGCATTTTATCGAGTGTAGCTACAAATGCTGTACCTACTGCAGCTAGCTTTTTCATACGGCTAGCTTTTTCTTCTATCTTATCAGAAAGTTCAACCTCGAGGCTTAATTCTTTTTCTTTAATCTTAAGATTAGCTTCGTTCATAGCCTTGACTTTAGCCTCTTGATTGAGGTACTCTTGGCTTTGATCGTTCTTCTGTCTTAAGACTTCCAGGTATTTTTCTTCCAAGGCCTGTTTTTGACTGGCCATCTCTACCTGTTTTTTAAGAATATTTAACTCTTTCTCTGAACTCATATACTATTACTTTTCGTATTTAGCTACAACTGCATCGAAATCAGCTATAGCTTTTTTTAGATCTGCAACCCTTGCTTTTACTTTAGGGTCTTTCATTGCTTGTTTACGTGCAAGTCTATCGATAAGCTTGCCACCGAAATAGACACCTAATACGCCTTTCAACGCTGTATCAAGAAATCCTTCTCGTAAATTTTGTTTACTCATAATATCTCTCCATATGTATGGTTTTATATATTATAAATATCAAACTATTTACTTTTTACGTGGAATATTCGGTAGGTTACCCTTAATAGATTTTACTTTTTTATTTTGAGCTTCTATAATTTCATTTCGCTCTTTTACTTTTTTAACTACGAGTTTCTGATAGAATCTACGCAGATCTATAGGCATAGTATATAGTTCAGACCACGAGAAGCCTGGTCCGTTGTCTAGTATATAAAACAACGTTTGGTGCAGAACGGCCCTGTAATCAGAGCCTAGGCCAAAAAAAGGAGGTGTCAATTGGCAGAGCCATTTCCTGATAAAAATCTTCAGTTGGAATATCAATAACAACTGTTAAATCAAAATCAGGGTTAATATCTAGCATAAACTTCCTTAAATGTAATGAATCTTTAGCAAGTAAATAGTTATCTACAAAGCTATTAATAAATTTAGGATCATCATTACCGTCAATACTTACAATACATTCTTTTAATGTAGTTGTTTGATTTCTTAAAGGAATACCTGCTTTTTCTTGAGATCTGATAGCTTTTTCGATCGACTTTTGCTCTACAATTGTTTGTAGCTTAAATACTACAACCTTTTTACTTACAGGCAACTCATATTCAAATTCTCTTGAATTTTTATATAATGACTCGTCAATATCTTTAGGTTTAAGTATATTCAAATCTACTGTATGAGGTATTTCTTTACCAGTGTCAGGATGTGTTACAGTAATATCGTAATCACTTCCATAACCAAGGAGCCTTGCAGCTAACATTACAGCACTTCTATCACCCATAATCATTTCATTCATATTTACTGGCTGACCTTTACCATTACCTACAACAATAGCTTCATATAATTTATCTAATGCTAGTCCACGTTTAAGGTAGTTAGGATTTGTAAGTATATCTTCATCTTTAGCGGTCATATAGCGTATTTCTACTTCACCTGAAGATAAAGGATGATCAAGTGGATATACTAATCCTTTAGATGGTAATGGTACTATTTCTGTTGGAAATAATGAATCATTATCATTTTTTGATTTACTTTCTGATTGAGCGTTTGCAATAATTTTTGCTTTTATTTGAGCGTCTGTTAACTTTTGTGCCATTCTATAACTCCTATTTATATTGTTCTATAATAAATATACACCAACAAAAAAAGTCCTAGGATTTCTAGGACTTTCTTTATTTTTGAGTAGCGATATTATTTTTCAGCAGTTACAGTAAAAATTACTTTATTGCCATATCCAGCAGTAGCCATAGTAGTATGTACAGTTAATGTATCATCAAGAGTTAATATATAATCATTAACATCTTTAGCTAATCCAGCACTACCTGAATCGACTGTAGCTGTTACATCTACTAGAAACGTTTTAACTTTAGTATTAGCTTGTGTACGTGCTGCCATATCTTATCTCCTTATAGATCCCAAAGTGCCCAATCGTATTTCATTGTTACTGAAATCTCTAATGGTTGATCGTTAGCCCAATCATATTCACCAAACTCAGCTGATGATATGAAAGCACCTTTCAATATGAATCTTTCACAAATATTTCCTGCAGGATCTAATCCTTCTACAGTTACTTCTTTTTTATACTCTGATGGATAACCAGCTAGCCCAGTTGCTGATTGATATCCTAATCTTACCCAGTCTATTACATAAGTAGCACCAGATGGTATGATTGGATCGTATAATGTCATCGATACATCTTGCCAATCTGCTTTACCTTGTAATTTTCTATAAGTATTAATATGATCTAATTTAATCTCACCGAAACTTATTCCAGGTCTAGTTACTTTTTTAACTAGAAACGAAGGAATGTTTGCAACTGTCATAACAAACCTATTGGCTGTCTTGGGTACAAATAATTCTTCAGGTCCGGCCATGAATGATTCGGGGCTAAATTGTTCGAAATCTGGCATTGTTATTCTCCTCTATTTATTATAAATATCATTAATCACCAAAAGTTGCACCTGTTGGTAAGACATTAAAGTCTATTACTATGAATTCTGCTGCTTTAGCTGGTTGTAAGAATATATCACCTTTTAAGATATTTCTATCGATTACATCAGGTGTATTGTTTGTAGTATCCATTACAACTTTGAAAGCAAAGAGTCCTTGGTTAGCTTGAACTTCTTCCATGTAAGGAACAACTGAAGATAAGAATCTATTTCTAGTAGCTACAGTATTGTTTTCGAATACTAGGAATCTAGAAGTTGAAGCAATAAATTTCTTAAGATTAATTAATAGTCTTCTTACATTAATTCTATCTAATGCAGAAGCTTTTTTCTGTAATGTTTTTTGACCCCAAGCACATACTCCTACTCCAGGAAAAGTTGCTATAGGATTTATTTTACCTTCATACAAAGTATCTCTATCTGTATGAGTTAAGTTTCTTTCTGCTCTAATAGCATTAATACCACCTCTGTTTAATCCAGCAGGAGCAAACCATTCTGCAGCAATTGAGTCATTAAACGACATTACACCAGGCATTACTACTGAAGGCGGTACCCATCTATTCAATCCAAGTTGATTATCAGCAATCTTGACCCATGGCCAATACATAGCTGCATAACTTGTATTATAATCGTTAGCTTCACCTGTTACAGTCGAAAGTGTTGTAGTATTGTGAGGTACTGGATCAACAATTGCGATTGCATCACCTCTAGTCTCAGCTACTGATATTGCTTTATTAACAACTGCAGCATGCTCATTTTGATTCGCACCAGGTACTAATATCATATTAATATCATAAAAATCTTGGTTAGCTAATAACTGAAGTCCTTTAGCATAAGCACTACCTCCATTAGCATTAGATAGATCATTTAGATCATATCCTTGAGAGTTATTAGTATCAATATTCTCATAATATTTTCTAGCACCTGTAACAGTATTACCATCAGCACCACCGCCGAATGCACCACCTAAAGACCCTGAACCGTTAGCAGGTAAAGAAGCAGATGCAGCAGGTACTCTAACAGCACCATTTTCATCTAAATAATTTACAGTTTGTTTATGAACTTCAACTCTTACTAAGGTAGATTTATTTTCATAATCACCAACTGCTTGAATATAAGGATCAGATTCTGTACCTTGAATTTGGAAATATGAATCACCAATCGCTTTACCGATATAATTACTTGTATTAGGATCCAAGTTAACACCATTAAATTGTTCAACAATTACTTTGTTGTTCGATGTATCATTACCTCTTCTAATATTAACATTAAAGGTACCAGTTTCATTATTTTTACCAGTTATCTCATATCTTAAATTATCTTTAGTACCATTAGGTAAAAGATTATTTGCTCCTTCTGTCACTGCACCAGCTGAATCTACACTGTTTAGTGTTGCTCCATGAGATAGTGTATGTAAAGTAAATGATTTACTTCCAGCTGTTGTTGCTGCAGATGAAGTATTAACACTAGCAGTAGCTACAGAAAAACTATCTCCTGCTATTCTAACAACTGTTAATGCACCACCAAACTGCAAATATCTTTCTGCTGTATGAGATGTTAAGTATTGATAGTAATCACTTCCAGATTGGAAAGTATCACCAAATTTATCAACGTATTCTGCGTATGTAGAAACTAATGTTGGTACAAGTACAGGTCCTTTTACAGTAGGACCTACTATTGCTGCACCAATTTCTCCAATACCAGCGGGTAAAAACGATAGATCATTTTCTCTGGTAAAGACGCCCGGGCTAACTATTTTTTCTGCCATTTATTGTCTCCTAATATAATTACCAAGTATATAATTATTCTTATATAAATATATGACAAAAACCTCAAACTTTACTTTGTAACAGTAAATTCTCCTGTATCAATATTTAATGTGCCGTCACCATAAGTTTCCTTAAGCTGTTCTAAATATTGACCACGTTCTTCAATTATGTCATTTATTTTGTTTAATATATTTTTTTTCGTTTCCTTCAAGGTAAGAATCTGTAATTCAGTATCTCCTAACCTTGTAGTAAATTGTGTTTGTAATTCGATTGATCCCTTGATTTTATTAAGCTCGTCTTTCTTAATTTTAGTCATAACATTTCTCCTTATTAAATTTTAGTTATATCCGATACAACTGATTCGCCTAGCTGTATTTTTGTTTTAGTTAATACCTTAGAACTTCCTTGTTGTATTTGTTTTTGTATAGTCTTAGGTATAATATGTCCTTCTATTGTTAATGAAAATTCACTCTTTACTACTCGATCCTCTCCTATAGCTAATTCAACTGCGCTAGGAAATTCATCTACTTTAGCTCTAACCATATATTTACTTTTATCACCCCAATATCCTCCTTCACCGTAACTTATAGCTTCGATAATTGTATTCATCTGAGTTAAAAATTCAGTATAAACAACGCAGGAATAATTTACAGTAATATAATCAGGTACAACTATTTTTTCTAGCACTCTAGAATATTTAGCACCTGTTTGTCTTTGATTAAGCATTGTTAATCTATCATACCTTTGATTAGGATCTCTACCTCTATCTACAAAAGTATAAATAGGTTTATTAGCATCAACTTTATTACCAAGATTTCTATTTTTTGTGATACTATCTCTCTTAAATGTAAGAATAGGTAATTGTATTTTACCTCTTGAATCTCGTCTTAAATCATTAGTTTGATAACTTTTCCAATTTTCTGGAGATGCATATTTTACAGGCACTTTATTAATATTACCACCACTATCAGTTATCTGAAGTTTTAATACTTCATCAAAATAATATTTGATAGTTTCATCGATATCATATAACCCAATAGATAAATCTTTATTATTATCATTATCTCGTCGAGTTTGTTCTGCTCGATTAACATTATTTCTATTATGTTTAATATCTTTATTTGCCATTATCTATAAAGTCCGTTTATTTCGCTAGTAACACTTTTAATATTACTCTCTGATGGTGATTCAATATTTAATCTAGATTTTCTAGTTAAATGAGCAGCTGCTATAGTAGATAAACTTTCACCATGCATATCCGTAGTACTACTAAAGCCAAAATCTTGTGCATCACCTTCTATTACGTTTTGATTTCTTCCAAACAAATATTGATTTTTTGTTAAACTATCAATTTCCCAATAATTAGAGTCATAGTATACTAAATCGCCAATCTGTATGCTAAATGCAGATTCTTCACCAGTATCAAATTTACTATTTTTACTCATTATATCTTCATTAAGAAAACTATATGTAATTTTTTGATTAATATCTATACCGTAATCTGTCTGCATATATTCTTGATCCTCTCTATTTACCATTGCATGAAGTAAAACACCTGTTCTCCAAGCTTTATCACCATTAACACCTTCACCATATAAATTAGTATTCGATTTAGTAATATACGGCTTAAATACAATTACAGGAGTATCAATAATATCTTCCATTACTTCTCTACTGAAGTGCTTAATAAGCTTTCTATCGTTAGTTCTACCAAATATAGGCATAATCGTTATCCAATATATATGCCGTATGGCATTTTATTCATAGTTTCTTGGTGGAAGTTAGCAATATCATTTTGCTTTTCCATTAATTGACGTTTAGAAGCTGCTTCTAAATCTTCTCTCAATTCTGATATTAGAGCATCTCTTTCAGCAGCACCTTCAGAACGTAGAGTATCACCGTCTAAGGATACATCGCCGTTAGGTATAGGCATTGAACCATATTTACCTCTAATAGAACCTAATAGTTCTTTAACTAATGCTAAAGTGTATTTTTTAATCCACTGTTTACCTGGATCGTTAATATTATTATAGGTCATATTATTATATTGTGCGTTAGAAAAATCAGAAACTAGTCCACCATCAAATGATATAGTTCTTCTATCACTTACCTTTATATAATGAAAATACAATTTATAAGAACTATCAGGTAAAGGAAATACTCTTATTCTGTTTCCTTGTATGTGAAATGAGTAAGCTGATTTTCTCATTAGATCGTTAAATTCTATAGCTTGTATACGTAATAAATCATCATACATTGGCATTAATAAATAATTTATTGCTGGTGAATAGTTACCCCAACCAAATGTATTTAACATTTGCTGTGAGCCTAGTCCTGAACCTATATGTGGATCAAAAAATCGTGTCATAGCAGGTGTAGCTTCATAAAATACTCTTCTAACTTCTATTGAATCTGAACCTACAGTACCATTTTCTAAAGTTACTAAATTAGAATCAGTCAAATCGTATACACCTTGATTTTTTGACATTGATACAGAGCCTGTATATAGTTTTACATCACCTCCCACGCCAGCTTCAGTACCATATGCTTTAGATATCCCTACAATATCATCTAACCCTGGATTAAAGTGTTTATGGGTATAGTTAGATGCAGTTGAATTACCTCTCAGTGTTAATAAATTTTCTTTTATATTAAATCTATTTACTTGAGATGAATATTCCGTTACAGCTTCTTCAAAGCATGCAAAGAAATTTTGATCTTGGAGCTCAATATCGACAATAGGATACCCTATCCTTCTAGCACACCAATCAGCTACTTTAGGTCCATCAGTTTGGAAATCAGAATGCTCATCGTATATACCAAAAGGAGTACTACCACTAATGTCACCAGCTGTTCCGTCATATACAGTTGTTGTTGCCATATTATTCCTCTATAGATATTATTAGTCTAATATAAATATCAAATTAAAAGTTATTTAGCGTGTTTTTCTTTATATACCTTAAGAATATCATCTAATATAGGATGTCTGTGGTTTTCTAATAATTCTATAGTATGTAGTCCATTTACAGTATTAACTGATGATAAAAATTGAAGGCCACTATCACCGCCTTTTTTCAAATCAACTTGCTGTGAATCACCACAGAACATCATCCTACTATTTAATCCAATTCGTTGAAGTATCATAAGTGTTTGCTCATGATCTAAATTCTGACACTCATCTACAATTACTGATGCATCTAAAAAAGTTCTACCTCTCATATATGAAACTGGTACAATCTCTATCTGACCATCTTTAATCATTTTATCAACTCGTTCTCTTCTTAATAATTGATACATATTACCATATATTGGTGCTACCCATGGAGACATTTTTTCTTCCATATTACCTGGTAAATGACCAAGATCTTCTTTAGATATAGTCGGACGGGTAATAATTATTTTTTTCCTTTTCTTTTGTAGGACTTCCTGAAGTGCGATTTGGCACGCTAACAAGGTCTTACCCGATCCGGCTTTACCAAGAATTATCGAAACAGTGTTATCTAAAATTTCACGTTTAGCTTCTTTTTGTTCATCGTTCAAAGATAATAAAAAGCGATAACCTTTCTTATTATTCTTTGCACCTGCGTCTTTAGAAAATGGTTGTGCCATACTGTTCTCCTTTATTTATAATAAATATCAATATGTACATATATATCCATAAAAAAAGCCCTCCGAAGAGGGCTCTTAATATTAATTCTAATTAGAATTAGTTAATTGTTACGTTAACTTTTCCGTAGAATTCAGGTCTTACAACTTTCTTCGCGTATCTAGTCATCACACCTTTTCTTGGAGTGAAGTTAGTTGGGTCATACACTAGAGGAGTCATAATTAATGGAATATATGGAGCATAAACAGCACCAGTTTCTAAGAATTGATTACCTCTGAAGCCCATTAAGATACCAGCAGCAGTTGGTCTGTAAGGATTCTTGTAAATAGTATATCTATTTGCAAAAGCACCTACTTTAGTTACACCTGCAGCAAACTGAGTAGCAGTACCATCAGTATCAGCTGAGAATCCTGGAATAGATTCGATAATTGCAGCTATCTCTGGAGATACTACAGCAAAGTTAGCACCACCTCTCATAGTTAACTTATGGATATTGTTAGAAACTTTTTGCATTTGATAGCCTAAAGTTTGTGCCCATGTTCCTAAGTCGTATCTTGCAGTTGCATTAGATACTGTAGGAGCATATCCATTAGCAGCAGATTCTAAAGTAAATGAACCAACATTACCAGAAACTGTATCAGCAGCTCTATCTAACATTGCTAAAATTTCCATATCGATTTCCATCGAGATGTACTCTGATAGCATTGATGTTAATTCTGCTTCTGCGTCAATTGAGTGATAAGCGTTCAAGTCTTGAGCAAATTCAGGTGACCAAACAACTTTTAGTTTTCTAGTCTTTGCAACAAGAGCTTCTTGTCTCAATTGAACATTCATTTCTGGAATACCGATATCATCAGATCCATCATTTACAGATCCCGCAGGAGTTGCAGTTGAATCTTCGAAGTCACCTCTTGAAGCAGCAGTAGTAGTGTTCAAGTAGTAATTTACAGTTAAGATATCACCAGCTCTCATCGCATCACCTTTGTTGTTCTTAAACATGATTTTAGTATCATTAGTTGAACCTGTAATTGTTCCAACTTCGTTAACTAAAACTGAAGCTGAAGTAATTACGATAGCACCAACTAAATCTAAATCTAAATCAGCGTTAAGATTAGATATTGTGATTTCAACACCATCACCGTTAGCAGCTGTTTGTGAACTAAATGCACCAGCAGCTAAAGTAGTACTTTGCTTTTTAAGCGTGTATCCTGCTTTATCACCAGTTCCGTTACCATCACCGTAAAGACCACCTGTTGGTGAGCTTGATGATGAAGTATTACCCATCACGTCTGTTCCGCTAACTTGTCTGTCATTAGCACCACCTGTACCATACTTGAAATCTAGATAAAATACTAGACCAGATGGAAGGTTCATTGGTTGTACACTAACGAATTCTTTTGCAAAGATTTCGCCGAAAATACGTCTAACTAATGGTAAAGCAACACCGTTCCACTCTTCTGAGCTAGCACCACCAATTTTAGAGTTTTCAGTTACAAGTTCTCTTGCCTGATTTTCTAATAAGATTGCAGTGTTATGCTTTTCGTAATCGTGATCGATTCCTTCAAGTAATCCAGTCTTTTCCCATTTAGATACGTATTTTTTTGTCTCATTCAACTGTTGTCTGTAAGTTGATTGAGCATCGTTTAATAAATTTGAAATGTTTGACATTTTTTGTCTCTCCTATTTCTTAAATACGTTAATAATTTTACAATAAGCCAGCTAATCGCTTCATACGATTTGCCATGCCATTTGATTCAACAATTTGTCCTTTCGGAGCTGTTGAGTTTGATTTTCTAGAAGCGAATCCTTCTGTTAAGCCTTTCTTTGAAACTGACTTACCGGTAAATGATTCAGCTAAAGTAGAATATACTAACTTAACTTCTCTCAAATTAGATGCTCTATCGAATGTTTCGATAACTTTCATCTTTTGAGATTCACTTAAGTTATTACCCTTAAACAATTTGTTTGAGAATAATAATTTAGCATTTAGAAGATTAACTTCTTGAAGTGTAGATTTAAGAGATCTGATAGTATTATATGCTTCTTCTAGTTCAGCATCTTTATCTTCCTCTTCTTCCATACCTTCTTCGTCTTCATCTTCTTCAGTTAGTGATCTGATTACTTCGTCTAAATCGATTTCTTCATCATCACCTTCTTCTTCTTCTTTTAACTTACCTTTACCTGGATCGTCTTGGTCTTTACCAGACGCTTGATCCATTTTGTTATCGCCTTTTCCGAGATCGCTTGAGTCAGATTGCTCACGCATTCCTTCTTCAGCTTCTTCTTCATCTTCGCCTTCAAGTTCTCTAATGATAGATTCAAGGTCAAGGTCACCCTCTTCCTCTTCATCTTCTTCACGCATTCCCTCTTCAGCTTCCTCTTCGTCCTCTTCTCTCATACCTTCTTCTTCCTCTTCGTCTTCTTCTCTCATACCTTCTTCAGCTTCATCGTCGCCATGCATTCCTTCTTCTGTTTCATCGTCGGCATGCATACCTTCTTCAGCTTCTTCCTCGCCATGTTCCATTTCTGCAACATCAACGTCTTCTTCTTCATCTTCCATATCATCTTCTTGCAATTTTGCAGATAACATAGATTGAAGTTTAGGTGTGAAAGCTTCTTCTAGAGCAAGTTTAGCATTAGCGATAGCAGTTTCTCTAACAGCTTTTGCATCAGCAATTGCTTCTTTTAACAAGTCTTTTGACATAATTTGTCTCCAATAAATATAATGTGGAAATAAGATTATTAGGAATCTTAATAGATATTAATTTTGTATCTAATACTATATAAATGATAGTATATTTTGTACACATATAAATATATACGTAAATATAAAATATATAAAAAAACCCGAAAAATTTTCGGGTTTCTTTTATTAAAATGGTAATTCAGGTCCAGTATTTTTAGATGGTGGGACTATCCATGTAAAATTATCCCAATACTGTTTACTAATTTTATCTCTCAACTGTTGCTTTCTAACAGCATCTTGCATCTGTTTTCTACGTTTAGCTGAAGGTTTAGTATACTCTTGATTAGCTCTAAGTTTACCAACGATATCAGCATCTTTCATTTGACGTTTAAGATAACGTAAACTTTTTTCTAAAGCTGCTGGTGAATTGTCAGGTACTTTAACTCCTCTCGGATTACCTGGTACATAAAAGTCTTGCCTAGACCATCTTTTTCTTCGAAAGGCTTTTTTAGGAGGGCCTTGGCCTCCTTCATAATTTTTTCGCATTTTTATAATTTTAGTTAAACGATTATTAATTACCTTAATATAAGAAAAAAACTACAATTAACCAACTAAATATTACCACTTATTAAATTGATTTTTTAACATATATCCAACGTATTGTTTAATCTTAAGTGCGTATTGAGCTCTTTGTTCACCATAGTAATCAGCTGAACGTTCATCGCTTTTAGATTTATTATCATAATCAGTATATCTAGCATAATTATCTAGAATCTGATTTTGTAGTCTTGTTACGTATTGTAACTCATGTATTTTACCACCTATATCAACACCCATTGCTTGATATTTAGTCATTGTACCTTCTTTAACCGCTTTCTCAACTAATTTGTTAGAATATTGAACAGCAGCAAGAACTTGTTTGTGTATTTTTTCTGATTTATCAGCAGAGTTAGCTAAAGCTTCTTTATATCTTTTTAGATTTTCTTGCTTGAATTCTTTATCAGTTTTGAATGCTGTTGCACCAAATTTTATGTTAGCACGCATTCTTTGTTTGTCTTTTAGTGCATCTCTTTTATTTTCATAATTTATTTGAAATACTATATGAGGCATTTCAGACATACTTTTAACACTTCTTGCACCTACTTTATCTATACCAACTTTATCCTTACCACTATATCCATATTTAGATTTCGGTCCTAAACCATTTTTAGTTACATATGCTACCTTACCACCTACCATCATTCCGATCATTTGACCTTTTTTAATTTTATTAGTCCAACCGTATCTACCTGATTCTGTAAAGTCAAAATCTTTAATAGCTAAAATAAGATATATACCTTGTTTACCGTATAATTGAGCAGGAGTTTTCGCTACTCTTTTGATATCAGCATCAGTAATTGAGTTCCAATCTAGTCCGGTTTTAACACCAGCTTTTAGAAATGCAGTTTTTTCCCATTTACCCATACCACTAACTATAGATTGTAATCTTTTAGAACCAAATCTTTCTGATAAAAGAAATCTAATTTCTTCTGATATTAACTGTCTTAATTTAGTTTCGTTCATTATTACCCTCCTATCTTTGAATATTGGTACATATCTGCTAAAGCTTTAACTGCTCTCTTTTTAGCCTTTTCAAATTCTTTTCCGTATCTATTACCCATACCACCTTTTCTAGCAAGGTTTGCCATTTGAAATATTTTTTTAATGTTTTCAGTCTCTTTGCTATCTTTCATTTTAGGAGCAGCTTCAGCAATTTTAGTTAGTTTAGTTTCGTTTTTAATCGCTTTAGTAATAGCAGATCTTTTCTTTGCTAGATACTCATCTGATTCATCTTCATCACCATCATTATCTATATCACCATCCTCTTTTCCTACTGGGTCCATAGCTTCTGATATATCATAATACTTACCTAATTTGTGACCAATATCTTCAAATACTGACTCAAGCCTTTGCTGAAGAGTGGATAATTCAGTTGCAGCTTTTTCAAATAATTTAGCAGATTTATTTACTTCAGACATATCTCTTTTTACTGTAACAGCATCAAACCAATCACCGGTTTCTTGTAAAGCGAGATTAGAAGCTCCTTTAGTCATACTTTTAATTGCTTCTACCATATCTTTAATTTCATTAGTTTTATATACTTTAGCACCGAAATCGTTAAATTTAGATACAGCATTCATAACATCTCTTTTTTCTTCTTTAGTAAGAGATCTATTAAATGCTTCTTTATTGCTTTCTTTTAATATATTTTTTAATTTCATTTATCTACTCCTGATTAGGTAATGCACATTTGCAAGTTAAGTCGCAAAGCATTTCACTAATAATATTATTTACTTTGAAAAATTTATCTTTTTTAATTTTACTGCCAACTGATTCATTCATAGGCTTCATGAAAGCTCCATGTGTTGATGGATTTGAAACGAAATCCCAGCATACTAATTCAAAATCATTTTGTACTGCAACAGTATCTTCACTAATTTGTTTTACTGAACCAAGTCCTCTAGATGATATACCAAGTTTAATACCTGATCTTAATAGCTCTTTAAGTATATTACCTGATGGTGTTGAAAGAACTTCAACTTTACCCATTACATCATCTCCGTTCCACCATACATCTAATATATTATGAGAAGCGTTAGCTAAATTAACTACAGAAGTATCAGGGTGATCTAATTCACCTAAAGCTCTTCTTTCAGATATTTGAACTTTTTTATATTCGTTTACTTCTCTCATTAGAATATCTTTTGGGTATACTCTTCCGTTTTGATTTTTCGCACCAGCACGTTGCAACACACCTGACACAATAACTCTACCATTATTCTGTTGTTCAGATTCAATAATCATTTGTGGTGATATATCAAATGGTGTATAATCTATAAGTAATGTTTTACTCATCCTAATCTCTCCCACGTGCTACGTTTTCGGTATAAATCGAAAAATATACGAGCAAGTTCGGTGCGAATAATTTTTCGCATTTCTTCGATAGTAATATTTTCATTAATAATATCTTTGCTCATTTAGAATTTCCTTAATTTTTCACCAATACGCATCATACGTTCTGATATCTTATATAAATTTTTTCTAGTAGATTTCCAGTACTGTTTATTATCAATACCTTCTTCTGTTTTTAATTTTATATTCTGATTAATAATACGTTCAATTCTAAAAAGTTTACTACTAACTTCTTTTATAGATTTATTAACTTTTTGTTTAGCTGAAAAATCATTATTCTTTTTATATTCATTATATGAAACTTCATTAAGAAAAGAAGCAGATGCCATTTTTCTAAATTTAGATTCTTTTACTTTTTTATACCCTGATTTTTCAACATCATCATCATCTAAATCACCAAATGCATATTTAGTATTATATGCTTCACCTGCGCCTGTTGTAGATATTTCTTCTAGTTCTTCTTCAACTTCTTTTAATTTTTTTTCTAATAATTTATTTAACGACATTATTTAACTCCTTAATTAAATTATAAGAACGAAGTACAGAGACTAAATGCTTATCTCTTATTTTATTTTCTTTTTTTATAAGCTTTAATTGATCTGATACTTCTTTAAGCTTTATCTTTACAACCTTATCACTTACTTTAGGTGTAAGTAAACTTAAAGCTTTAGTTACAGTGTTTACTTCTTTAATAATATATTTTTTTAATGAAGAAAGATTAGATATATTATTAATATATTCTTTTAGTAAATTTTTCTGCTTAACGTTTAATTTACCATACTTTTTATTAAATTTCTCAAGTAAAATTTTATAAGATAATAATCTTAAATCCTGATCTTGTTTAGAATACTCTTTAATAATAGTTTCTTTTGTATTTTTAGTACTTCCAAATTTTTCAAGAATATGCTCAGTAAGAAAAACTCTACTTTTCATTACATTCATAGGATTAGAAAATCTTTTATTGTTTTTACTTTCAAGTATTTTATAAATAGATGCATTTAATTTATAATTAGCAACATGAGATTTGAAAAAATCTTCTAAATTGTATTTTGACTTTATTTCTTTTATAAGGTTATATTTTTCTCTATTAAGTTTAGCACTTGATAGTTTATTATGTTCAGCAACTACAACATCAATAAATTTTTCAGCTCTAGCTTCATTTTTATATTTTTGAACTTGTAACGCTTTATATAAATTTAATTCCTTACTCAAATACGAATTTTTGTTAAAAAATTCTTTTACAATAAAAATAGCTGGTGAATTTCCAATACCATTAATAGTATCAGATGTTATTTGTCGAGTAAGTAACTCGAATAACACACCTACATTTTTTATTTTATTATGTTTAATGTTTGCCATATTACTATTCCAATATATACATCTATGCTTATATAAATATCAACTTGTTTGCAAAGAATCATCATCTATCAAATTATTTTCACTTAATAATGATGGTTTTTTGTTTTTGTCTATACTTTTAAGTAAAGAGTCGATATTCTCTCTATATGTATGTTTTATGCTTCTATCTCTATTCTTAATATCTCTTATACGCGTGCCATTTCCTGTAGGATCTGAACCTCTAACATGATCTTGTGTACCATATTTAGTACCTTCAGGTGGTCTTCCAACAGGGTTAATTGATGATTCAGTTGGTTCATCATCATCTGGCTGTATTTTTGGATCAGCAGCTGGATCTTCACCTTCGTCTTCAATTTTAGTTTTTCTAAATGCTTGCTTAACATCTTCAATAACACTCGCTCTTTCTTTTTCAATTTCTTGATCTGACATATTAAAGATATTTTTATATACCCACTCTTCAGACATCATTTTACCATCTTTCATATCTCTAGCAAGATCAACTTTTTCTTTCCAAAGTGATATCTTTTCTTGTTGGTAAATAGTTGAAGAGTTAGTTAATCCTAAACTAAAATCAACTAATTTTTCATCAGTATATCCTTGTGAGTATAGATGTACTATAGCAATTTTAGTAAGTTCAGAAGTTACTATTCTTTGTATACGTTCTATAGTTCTTGCAAATCTTACATCTTCAGCAGCTAATGTAGCTTTACCTTCTGTAGTTTCATCATACCCTAAAAATGCTTTAGGTATTTTTAGCCCTGCAAATATTTTATTTTTAAGATAATCAACATCTTCAATACCACCAAATTCCATACCTGATAATGAATCTATTTCAGTACCTGACTGACCACCTCTTACAGGTAAGTAAAAATCTTCTAGCATATTTTGCATATTAAACTTAAGATTATATTCACCAGTTGTTTGGTCTATATAAGGAGTTTTTTTCATTTTATCGATAACCTGTCTCATATAGTTATCAACTTCATTAGGAGGTATATTACCTATATCTATCTTAAATACTCTCTTTTCAGGTGCACGCATAATTCTATGAATCATCATAGCATCTTCCATAAGAGTTAATTGTTTCCAAACTTTTCTAGCACCTTCAAGCATTGATTTACCATAAGGTAAAAAGTTAGTATCAGACAATAATCTAAAGTGAGCTACTTCATAGTTTTCAAAATCTTTTCTAGTTGTTTGACCTCCACTAGATGATTGACCAGCTAATGAAATATCATGCACAAATTTAACATACTCAGGTTTAGCAGGGTCGGTGCCTTCTTCTCTTACCATTTCATAAGTTGAAATTGGTTGTGCATTTGTTACACCTAATTTTTCAGTAATATCTAACTTTAAGTAAAAGTCACCATACTTACACATATTACGTATCCAAGGCCATAGATTAAATTCAATATTAAGTACATCATAGAATAAATTATGTAATATTTTTTCAATATCTTGATCTTTACAATTTATACTTAATACTTGATCGAATTCATTTTTTATAGTGGATTCATCAGCATAAATATCTAATGCTGAAGAAATAATAGAATCATCATCCATCGATTCATAGTCAGTAAATAAATTTAATCTTTGTACTTGATAATTTTGATATTGATTATATGTTAAATTACTTAATGAGCCGTGTAGTTTAGTATATCTATCTATGAGTCTATTAGTTGCTAATCCACTATTAGATTGAACTTTATTTACATCTATAACCTTTAATTTATTTGTTCCAACTCTACGTACTACTGCATTAGTTGAAAATAATGTTTGCAGTCTTCCAAAAAAAGTCTTATCTGCCATTTTTTATACTCCTTATAATAACCATGTTAAATCTTCTTTGTTGTTTCCTAAATTCATATTCCATGAATCGTCAGGATCAGTTTTTTGCGTGTAAACTCCATTGTATGATGTATTTGTTCCCATCAATCCTATAGCTCTTTTATTAAGTTCTAATCCTTCGTTTCTTAATTTCAAAGCTGTATCACGAATATACATAGCAATAGAGAATGCCATTACTAAATCATCGTTATACCCAGATTGTGCTTCCGGTCTAGAACCTCTCCAAACGAAAACAAACAGTTCGTCAATAAGTCTAGTCGAACGCACAACACACGCTTTTTCTCTAAAATAAATATCTAGCTTTGATATCAAAAGTGGTCTAGTCCTAGCAGATGTTGTAAAACCTGGTACCATTTGTGATTTATCTTTCATATCATAGCCTTTTTTAAGCTGAACTTCAGGATCAACAACACCATCGTGTTTATATGTATAATATAAATTTCTATAGCCTCTATCTATTGCAGGTTGTAAAGCTGCCCATCCTATATTAGCGTTCTCAACTACTAATAATGCTTCATTATATTCAGTAGCAACATTTACTAACATATTACCAAACTCTTTAACACCTATTTGACCTTTATATTCAGCTACTTGAGTAACTGACTCAATATCAATAACATGAAAGGTAGAGTAGTCTGCACCATCACCTCTTGCAACGTCTGCTACAACAACATAATCTTTTGTATAATTAGGATATTCCCATACCCAGTATGAATTATCATGACCTCGTTTTTCAACAGGATCTTGACACATATTAGTTTTATACCATTCTAATAAAGGACCGGGTATAACTGAATTACCAGATGAAATAAAATCACAATCACATTCTTGAGCTGCTTGATCAGTACCTAAAATTACATCTTGTTCATCTCTCCATGTTTGATTACGTTCAGGATGCACTGTCCAGTGTAATCTAATAGTACTGAATTTATTTTCGCCGTTTTCAGCTTTTACCCATTCTTTATGAAACCAATTACCTACTCCATTAGGTGTTGATAACGCAATACATCTACCACCGGTAGCAAGAGTTTGTTGTGCTGAAGTCCATATTTCATCAATACCATCAATAAATGCTGCCTCATCAATAACTAGTAAAGATAGTGCTTCTGATCTACCTGCATCAGGAGAAGAAGAAACAGCTTTAACTTGAGAGCCATTTTTTAATCGTAATGATAATTTATTATCTTCTAATACTTGACCTTTTAACCACGATGGTAAATTTTCATGCATTACACGTATTTTAGTTACAAGATTTTTTGCTGTATCTTGTTTAATTGCAATAACTAATGCGTTAAAATCAGCATTAAATATCATACCCCATAGAGTGTATCCCGCTGTAAGAGTAGATATACCTAATTGACGTGATTTAAGAATAATATTATAATCATGATCTTTGAACTGCGTAAGAGCTTTTTCTTGAAATGGATATAAATCAAAATTTATTTTACCCCGGGTTGGGTGTTGAATTTTACAATACTTCCTCATAAAGTGTACAGGATCTTTTGCGCACTTTATATACTCTGATTGTATTATTTGTTTTATATCTTTAGCCATGTATATATAAATATATAGAAATTAAATTATTGAATTTGACCTGCCAAGTAAATTGCTGTCGATGTTCCTACAACGCCGACTACAACACCAAACCACCTTTTATTATACCACTTATCAGTTATTTTTAATCTATCTGAATATAGTTTAATTTGGTCATTAAGCATTTCGATTTCATAATTTTGATTTAGAATTATAGTTTCATTGGTAAAATTAAGATTAGTCTTATTTAATAATTGTAATTCAAGATCTGCGATTAATACAGTTTTAATAGAATCTTGGTATTCTAAAGTATCAACTGCTAGAAAGAATGCATCTAATTCAGATTGAGGTATTTTAACTATTTTATCTTGAGCACAACATTTTTTAGGAGCAGCGCAAGACGCTAATAATATAATTCCTAAAATATATAATATTTTTTTCATTACTTTTTACTCCTATATTTATTCTTAAAATCAGAAACAGTTTTTTTAGCTGATTTAGTTGATTTTACTTTACTTTTAGTATCTTTTATTTTTTTATCTTGCTTAACAACTTTTTCTTCTATCTTCTTCTTTTCCTTTTTAGATTGTTCAGTTTTCTTTTTTATATCCTTAATTTTCTTTTTATTATCTTTAAGGTCTTTTTTGAATTGTTTTTTATTACCACGTCCTGCTGACATAGCAAAAATACCTAAAATAATTGCTCCAATACCTAATAATACTTGCCATAACTTTTTCATAATCTTACTCCTTATCTTTTAATCTATTATAAATTTTTCTAGCTTTTTGATAAACTTGAGTACCTTTTTTTGCCTTTAGCGCTGTTCTTAATTTAACATCATTGCCTGTCTTAGGGTTTTCAATTCTTCTATCACCATGAGTTTTTCTTACATCTATTTCTTCTAAATCAACAGGTTCATTAGAAATAGCTCTATTAAAGTCAAGTTCAGCTTTCTGAACGATTTTATGCATATTAATAAGAGCTTGTTTTAATTTATCTTTCTTTTTAGGATTTTTTTCTGCAACAAAAGCTTTTCTTAATTTCTGTTGTTTAAGTTGAATATCTTGAAGAGCTTCAACTGCTTTTCTAAATCCTTTTGTCATAGATGCTTCTAACATCTTTTGTACTTCTTCTTTTATTAAATCTTTTATTTTCATAATTAATCCCAAAATATCATTTTAGTTAATATTCCAATTAGTGCTATCCAAATTGACCATAAAACCTTTGTAGTAGATTTTCTAAACTGAGTATTCTTATTTACTCTAGCTATAGTACCTTCGTCAGGATTTAGTAGACGTTCTTTAATCATAGAAAGATCAGCTTGCATTTTATCTTGATTCTTTTTTAGATATTCAAGCTCTTGCTTTACTAAATTAATTTCGTTACTTAAATGTTCATTAGTCAGTCTGGCCATTTCTCTTCTCAATTAATTTTTCTAAATTTTCGTTAAATTCTTCTTTAAGTGTTTCAGAATCTTTACCACCATTCCAGTCTTCAATATCGCCTGCTTCAGTAATAAATTGTTTAGAGTTTCTTGATTCTAACCACTCATCATACTCTACCTTTATATCTTTTATAAACGCGTTAAAATTATCACTATCAAATTGACTAGACCATTCTTTATATGTACCATTATCAATCATTTCTTGCTCCCATTTTGTAACGCAAGTTAAACACATACCCCAACGTCTAAACATTTTTTTATGAGCAGGGTGTGAAAGTGAATTAATACATTTAGGGCAAGATAGTGGTATATTAATTAATTTTCTAGCATTATCCATTTTATTAATTGTACGCTTAATACCATTTTTTATAGTCCAAGTTTTTCCTCTTTCTTTCCAAACATCGCCTTCTTTACGACTATCTTCTTTTTTCAAATACCCACTACGAATTTTAGTTTTAGAACTAAAGTTACCTGAAACTAAATTTCTCATTCTTTTTACTTTACTTGTTGATATTCCTTTTCTCATAATAACCCTTAAAACGTCATCATACCTGCAATTTGATTTATAGGACCAAATGCACCTGTAAGTTTATATGTTTTACCTTTATATATAAATACTAGCCCTTCAGATGGTATTACTGCTTTCCATCCACCAATAGAATTTAATTTATTTAATTGTTGTCCCATTCTATTTAATTTTTTAATATCACCACCTTTACGAACATCACTAATAGCTTTAGATACTTGCTTCTTTATATTCTGTACAGCTTTATCAGGATTTACAGCTAAAAAGTTTTCTACATTTTTTAGAACTTCAACACCTAATTCAAAAAATAATAATTCAAAAGGTTTCATAGTATCTTGTACTGTGCCTTTATGCTTTTGTTTATCAAATTCAATTATTTTTTCTCTTAATTCTTGATCTTCAATATTTTTAGCATTTAATCTAAATGATTTATCAAAAAACGCCCAGCGTTTAACTAATCCCATTTTAATTCTATTCTCTAAACCTTTGAAGTTTTTATCAATATAATTATCCCACCAAGCTTGATGATAATCAGCAAACATATTAGAATCTTTCATATTATATGATGACATAAGCTTTTGTAATTTTTTAGTAAAATAAGGTATTTTTTCGCCAAAGTTTTGAACTGGCTTTACTTTAAGTACATGAGGCCCTATTATACTAAAACTCTTTTGAATATTAGCATCAACTTGTTTAATCATACCGGCTAGTATTCTTGCACCATCTTTTACTGTACCTACAGGAGCACCTTTTTCATATCTTAATACACCATGAAATTGTAATTTAGGTGCATCATAAACTATAACGTTAGCAGATTGAGGATACATTATTTCCATATTCATCCAGTTATTACCATCATTAAATATTTTTAATTTTTGTTTCTCTGATAATCTAGATATAGCTTTACTTAAATCTCTAAATGCATAAGTAAATGCTTTTTCTATATTACCTCTGCCTTTCCATTTAGCAGCAAAGGTTTTAGCATCCATTCCACCTCTTTTAATATCACCATTATTTCTAGCAGCTTTTAATTCAGTATCCCATGTAATAAATAAATTTTGACCATCAGTTTTTTCAGTTGCAGCCGATTCAAGATTTAGTTTACCTTGAAGGGCAATATTTATCATTTGTTTGAAATCTCCAAAGGTTAATTTTTTATCATCAAAAGGATGAGACATATGCCCGTAAGCACCGCCTTCTAATATTAATCCTTCATTCATTAGTCTAAATTTTAATAATGGTCTGCCGTTTATTAAAATATCACCTTTTTCATTTTTAGAAATAGTTTTTACGACTATTTTTTTATTCTTAAATTTACCACCTAATACAGTATCACCTATTTCGATAGGAATTTTAATTTCTTCGTTAGTTGGTATTTTTACTTCTTTATTAGGTTCTGGATGTTTAGTAGATTCACCAGCTCCTAAATAATTTAATAATTCGTAACCTAATGATTTAGCTAATTTATCTTTTTCTGCTTTCCATTTTCTATAAGCTGTAATGTTTGGATATTCTTTTGGAGCAACTGTAGTAGTTTTACCTGCAACACCAGAAGGAAAGTTAGATGGCTGTCTTGTGTTTGAATATCTAGATGGTTCTTTAAGTAATTCACTATCTCCTGAAAGATAATTTATAACTTGCATACCAAACTTTTTTGCAATACTATCAGTAGATTGTTTATAATGTCTTTGTGTTTGATACCATGTTTGAGGACCGTCATCTACATGACCGCCTGCTACATTACTACTCTCTTTTATAATTTTTTCAACTCTTCCTGAAGCTATAAAATTTAGTATAGATTCATTAACACCTAACTTCTTGGTAATAAGTTTATAATTTTTCATATGCCCAAAAATATGTTTGAATAATTGAGCTCGTGATTTACTATCTATAGCTTTAGCACCTAACGCTTGTCTTATCGCTGTACCTGACATTTCTCCGTAACCTGGTACTTTCAAACTAACGTGAGGAGCAATTAAAGTATAAGCGCCATCTTTATACCCTACTTCAGCTTTTCCTTTCCAAGGTCTAAAAAATTTACCTCCTAAACGTTGTGCATCTTTAGCACCAACCATAAATACAGCTGCTGTTGTTTTTGGATCATATTTTTTTAGTAGTTCAACGGCTTGATAAGGATTTTTAACTTTTACAACGTTTCGTATGCCATGTGAGTTTATAATTTTTTTCTTTTCATTAAATGAAAAAGGAGATTTAGGAAGGTCTACTTTATCAGATGTTACAACCCATGCGTCTTTGAATTTGGATTTCAACCATTTATAAGTTTCAGCATGATGTTTTCCCATAGGCTGAAATCTTCCAGGATAGATAGCAACTATATTTTTTATAGTTGTTTTCTCTTCTGATATTATTTGATCAGCTAACCAAGTTCCTAAATTTTGTTCTCTATTCATACTTATAAATATCTAATTAATATTAAAAATTATATAAATTACCTAAAGTAATTCATACGAGTAAGCCAGTCCATTTACAGTTACATTGTTAGGAACATCTGCAGTCATTAAAACGCGATTTCCTAAGCCATCTGAATTAACTAATTTGTTTGCTTCTGTTTTACTTAATAATGTAAGGCCTAGACGTTTATAGCCTGCTCTGGCTGGACATGTAACAGATGTAATTCCTGTCTTTACCGAGTCCATAGCTCCGCAAAATGGAGCAAGGCTAGGCATTTCTAATCTATATGATGTACCACTATCTGCTACTAGAGCACATCCGTTTACTTTAGCTCCAGGTGGTATTGGCCAAGAATGTGTTACTTGTATTGTACCACCTGAAACATTTTTTAATGAACCTGATATGAATTGAACATCTGTCATATCTACAGGAGTTAATTCATTTCCAGAAAATCCAACATACGTTGAATCTCCTTGTCCTCCACCTAATAATGCATTAGGGTAGTTTTTATCAGTACCGTACTGATAGGCTCCTGCAGAAGCTCCTATAACTAATGCACCTGTACCAGCTCCGTCATCAACTCTTATATTTGCTTGTTTACCAATAAACTCGAGCTCAGGAATTGTATCTAAATGTAATTGTGCACGAAGAGTGCTGCTACCGAGAAACTGTATATCATCGCCATCAACATCAATTTTATAATCACCACTAATATCAAGTGTATGATTTCCATCAACAGTTATTGTAGGAACAGTGCCGGTAGATATAGTAAGTTTATCAGAAGATCCATCGGAAAAGAATATATCTTCACCATTGGCAGATAATCTTATATCTGTAGCAGCTTTAATAGCTAGAGAATCTGCAGATACAATTTGACTACTATCAGTAGTAATATTACCTGTTTTATTACTGATAGATTCTACTCTAGCTAAAGATCCAGTGGTTGTACTTGAACCTGAAATATTTGTTGAATCGGTTGCTATTATATCACCAGCTACTTGTATTCCAGTATTAGTTGTTTCAAACTTTTTAACATTATTATAGTAAAGATTTACTTCTCCATTACCTTCAAAAGTTGCCATATTTTCGTCAGCCGGTGATATAATGTTTACACCAGCTCCACCTTTAATGTTCAATCTTCCTGTACCAGTATCATGTATATATGAATTAGCCCCATCGTGGAATATTGATAAATCTTGTGAGTTTCCAAAAGATATTTTTCTATTATCGTCCATTTGAATTGTTTCAAATGTTCCTGTTCCACTTGCACTTATATCTCCTGAAGCTGTTATATTACCATCTTCATCAATTGCAAATATTTCACTACTATTTACACCCGGTATAGTTGTTGAATTTGTTGCATTGTAAATACTAAAAGATCCAGAATGTCCTGCTTCTAACGCATTTATTATTATAGCAACACCATTGTCTGATGCAATTGTAGGTTCTTTTCCAATTTCTGTTCCTACATCAACACCTCCTTGAAGCTTTATTGTATTTACATGGCCTGGTACAGCAATAACATTTTGTTGCATGCTAGTATATATACCTCTTAATGGATCGCCTGCTCTTACTATTGCCGCATTTAGATTACCACTTGCACTTACATTACCATCAATATTTACAGGGGCATCAATAAATTCGTGAGAACCATTTGCTCGATAATAATTTTTTTCTTTAGAAGTACCAAATACCACACCCTTATTAGTATCACTAATACTTCGATAGTTAACAGCTTGCACATAACCTTTTCCTGCGCCTGCTGCACTTTGTGATTCTACATAAATACCAGCAGATGTACTTATTTCTCCTTCGAAGTCACTGCGACCTCCAACTATTAAAGTTTCACCTGCTGTTATATTTGCTATTTTAATATTTGATTCTGCTGTTTTATCTGCAGTTTTTACAGTAAGTCCGTTGGTAGGGTCAAATACTAGATTACCTTCAACTGCTTTCGTTGAAGCATTTCTAAATTCAATAGTATCACCATCAGTAATAATATGATTAAATGAGCCGGTAGTAAATATTAAACTTGTACCTGGAGTACTAGAGCTTATACTTCCTGTAATTACTAGATCACCTGACATTGAAATAGAACCGCTCATAATAGTAACGTCTGAACCTTTAGATTTTATTGCACCGTCTACTATAAGTATTCTTTTAGCACAATTCCATCTTAATGCTGGATTTGTTTTTACAGTTTCACACGCTGCAGGGTCATTATCATCATCTACAAAGGTAATAAATCTTTCTGCGTTTGCATCACAAGTTATAGTTTTAACTTTATCAGAACAATCTGCATTTGTTGCATTAGTTGCATTAGTTACATTATTAATAGTTCTTGTGAATGTTGTTCCATCATATAAAGTAAGTGTTACATTATTGCCAGTACCTGTACTCATTGATTTAACAATATTAGAGCCTGATATTACTCCACTTGCACTTATATCACCTGCTGTTGTATTTATATTAACCGTAGTTCCTCCTGCACCGTCAGCAAAGTTAACATCTCCCCCATCTGCATTCAAATGAATATCTAGAACTGAGTCTAAGGTTATAGCTCCTCCTGCTAAAATGGTACTATGATCAGAATCGCCAAAAGATACACCAAGAGAATCTGCTCCATTCGTAACTATTATATCATTAATATTTCCTGATGAATCTTCACCTAAAATAGAAGATCCAAAAGGTACTAGAAATGAGTTCGCTGTTATAGTTCCACTTGCGCTTATATTACCTGATGCTGTTACGTGAATATCACTTGCAGAACCTAATACTATGCCCGACCCATCTACTTTACCAGCTATTACATTTGCATGAACTTTATCTGATATTATATTACCGCTAGCACTTATATTACCTGATGCTGTTATATCTCCTACAAATTGTGAGCTTCCTGATACTAACAATGTATTAGGATCGGCATTTGGTGCTGAACCACTACCTATTGTAACAAAATCTCTTATTTTTACTCTATTAGTTGAAGCATCTGTTTGAATAGCTGCAACAGCATTATCATGCATAACCTTAAAATCAATATTATGATTAGAGGCATTCATTATTATTTGATTAGGATCAAATGAAACAGCTTCCGCACCATTTAAGTAGAAATCTATATTATCAGTAGATAATAGTATATAATCATTATTACCAGGTCCAATAATTTTAGCAATTCCATCACCAAACGTTATACTTGAACTTATTTCTAAATTACCACTAGCACTTATGTTACCTGAAGCTGTTATATTTCCATTTGATGCTGAAACAAACAATGAACCTGTTATAACAGAATCTCCATTTCTATGTCCAGTTTGTTTGAATGTATCTAATGTACTTGAATCTACATATGATGCAGTTAATGCAAATGATGCACTTTCTGCATATGATGATGATACTTCTAAAATTATTTCATGAGATGCAGATACTGCATACGATGCACTGACAGCATTTGATGCTGTTGCTTGAAGTATAGGTACTACAGAACCAGTACCATCAGTAACTATATTGCTACTGGATATTTGCAAGACTCTCTGATAAGTATCTTGAATATTTTGATTTGTAAAATCGTTAGGTCCGGCCATAACCGCTTACTCCTTAATTAGTTTTTTCAAGTACTTTGATAACTTTATTAATTACAGGAGCCTTTTGTTTGTCTGTGATTTTATTTTCGGTAATATATTCACCTATTATATTATTAAGTTTGTTTTTCTTAATAGTAAGATTTTTCATATTAATTTTTTCTTTAATTAACATCTTTACAATATTAATTACGTGCTCTCGCTCGCTTAATGTAACTTGTTTATCGTTCATAACTTCAACTTTAATTTTTGGTTTTTTACTTTCTATGATTGTATTAGCTTGTGATTTTACTTCAACAGTAATTTTTTTAGATGTATGAACTTCAAATTTACTTTCCCATGGAGTAAAAAAAGTATCTTCCGCTATAACTTCAAGCTTAATAGTACCGGTAGTGTTTTCGTCAAGTAATCCTCTTAACCTCTTAACAGGAACGGTTACTTTACCATTATTATTAACACTACCCTTAAACATTAAACTAAAATCAGATGCCTCTACAACCAATCTTGCAATAGATTTAGATGGCGATGCTCCTTCTAATTTAATATTAGCTTCGAAATTTTCAATTTTATCAGTGAATAATTTGTACATTTCGTTTTATCTCCTCTGCTATTAATTTAACATCTTTAGCATAAGCTTTAATATTTTTTACTTCTTTACGCTCATCGTAAATTTTAACACCTTTGAAGTCCATTATTAATCTAATGTACTTCTTTTTCTTTTCTTTAGGTAATTTACCTAATGTATCAGCTACTGATGGAACACTGCCTGTTCCAGTACCAACCACTTCAACAAGAAAAACTTCATCCCACTCAAATTTTAAGTGACCGGTAAAATCAAGATATGCAGCATCTCCTTCTGCATCATTCCACTTGAAATTAGCGTCTTTCCATTTTATTTTAGTGATTGTCGCCATATATAAATATCATCCTATTGCATTTTAAGTTAAATTTATGGTAGCCGTTCTTCTTGTTCCACGGGCATCATTAGCAATAAATGTTATTGTCCCGAATGTTTTTTTACCATCACCTTGTGTAAAGGAAATGGTTAAGTTACCTAAAGTAAGTGCACCTGTACTTGGATTAACTGTAATAGTATTAGCTGCTAGAAGTGCTTCAGCTGAACCGTCAGGTGTTGTATCATCTATAAATGTTAATGGATGATCAGCAGAACCTACATCAGAACTTACAACAACAGTCCTTGCCTCACCAGCAGTACTAGCATTACCTGTTGTCATACTACTCGTTACAGCATAAGATGCTGAAGTTGCTGTTGCTGCATTTCCTGTTGTATTCTGATTTCCAGCTGTATTTACACCAGGTAGATTAATATTAGCTGTACCATCAAAACTAACTCCACCAATGGTTCTAGCAGTACGGAATTTTTCAGCTTGTATATCTTTTTCTGCAGCATCTCTTGATAATTTAAGTAAAGCTTCTTTATCATTTTTTGCATTTTTAGGATCTATATCTTGTTTTACATCTCTAATATCAAATGATGATTCAGGGTCTTTAGTACCAACACCTATCTCGCCACTACCAGATATATAAAATGCAACTCTATCATGAGTAGTACCAGCTGATTTTGCTGGTATTCGAAATTGTACACTTGTAATATCATCTGGATCAGCTTCTATAGCAAACGAAGAGGAAGCTAAAACAGCAAGTGACATTGATGCTGCATTTTCAAAATGTGAATAAGGAATGCCTGGTTTAAGCATATGAAATGAACCACTAGGGTCGGTACACGATATTGGTATTTTACTTATAGAATTAGATCCTGTACCGTTTGTAAATGCACTTAATGTTTGTTCAACTTGAAATGTTGCCATTATCTATTCTCCAATTCTTCTATACGTTTTTCTAATTGTTGTATTTTAGCTACTGCAGCGGTAAGGATAGCGGTTTCATCAAGACCATTAGGTACTTGTTTATCACTATCTTTTTTGAATTTTCTTTTACCGATACGTATCTGTTGTCCTTTTTCGTCTCTTGTCCAATCAGGGCCATATGTAGCATAACTTTTATTAACTTCTGAAATTTCTTCTGCTATAAAACCAAATCCGGGCTGATCACTCATTCTACATAGCCATTGTGCAGGTCTTAGTTTAGAAAAATTATCAACAAACGAACTATCTAAATCTTTTATATTCTTCTTTACTTTACGAGTTGAAGAATTTCGTTTAATTACATTTGAATGCCATTTTACGTTGTTACCACCAGATGAATATGTATCTAGATTAGGCATTTCTATACCACCATCTGCATCAACTACGAATGCTATACCATCATCACTTCGTAATTCCATACATCTATGGGCTGTTGAGTTATCAGTATCAATAACGAATCTAGATGAGTCTGTATCAAGAGCAGAAGCTCCATCGATCTTAATTCCGCTATCATGAATATGAAGACGTTTATCCATTCCTGATGAAATTCCTATACCTACTCTGGTTTGATCACCAGCTAAGGTCATACGAGTAACAGAGTTAGTTTGAAGTTCAAAATTCCTAACACTAGTATTGTGTCCAATCTTAAGTCCAGTATCGTCCATATTAAATGTAGTTTGATAACCACTTGTACTGCCCTCCTGAAAATTAAAAATTGCAGTTGCATCAGTAGCTTTTATATCTAATGGAAGTTCAATATATTCGTTAACACGTAGTGTACCGTCTGCAGGTTCTGCTTCAGTACCGTCATCTGCACCACCAATTACTACACCGCCGTTTGGTATATAAATATTTTTAGTTGTATCGAACATCATAATCCTATCGGCATCTGTTTGGATATCAGTATCATCACTAAAAACGAAAAATCCTTTATCATCTAATCCAGATAGACTTCCTTGCACTACTCCCATTGAAAAGTTATTTGACGTATGATTAAAACGCATATAAGCGTGACGATTTTGGTCAGTACTCGTATGCCTAAGTTCAAGAAGTGGTTCAGTTGTACCGTATCCTGTAGTTGTAATTCGCACAGCAGGATCTTCATTTGCAACTATAACATCTACAGCAGGTTGAAACGTACCATGTCCTGACTTGGTACTTCCGGATATTATTACTTGTTGTCTAAATACTGTTGGAGCATGTGAATGATCAGTAGAGTCGGTAATTAATGTTGTTTCACCAATCCTACGTAATGTAAACCTATTTCCTTTATTCATATCTATACTTGCCATATTTATTCCTCTTAATTAATTAGGTTCCATCAACTTTTTGGTTAAATGCCTCTTGTTGATCGGTTTGTACAACATCATTATCAAAATGCATGCCATCGGTAGTAATATAAACATCTACGGTAGCTAATTGAGAACCTGTATTAGCTAGTTCGATATCAGCTAAAGTAAATGCTGCAGTTGTAGCTATTTCAAAATTAGATGTAATAGCACCACCTAAAGAGCCATCACAAACTATATTCTTTTTACCGGTAGTAGCATTACCAGATACATATCTTAAAAACGAACCTGAATTAGCATCAGTTACTTTTACAAATTTTTCAGTAATATTATGAGCTATTATATCACCTTGAAAGTTAGCACTTGAAGCAGATAATACACCGCCTGGAGATACCTTGAAGTTTGATGATGATATAAATCCTACTGAATCGCTTGTATCAGTTGATGTGGAAATATGAAAACTAGTGCCTTTAGAAAATTTACCGTCATCAAAACTAAATCCTGCTATATTATTTCCTGTTTCACCTAATTTGAAAATTTCAGTACCTGTAGTGTTATAACCTACAATACCGAATTGTGTACTGTTTAGTCTACCTATTTCAATAATTTTACTATTATCTCCATCAGAACCTGTAGATATAAAAAGTTTTTGAGCTGTAGAATCTAGCTCTAACCCACCGTTAGCAGTAAATCTTTGGAGATGCGAGTTTGATATTGTCCATCCACCAATTTTACCTCCCGTAAATAGTGCCTGACTAGCTGTTATTTGACCATTTGATTTTAATCTTAAATTATTATTATCAGAGTTTATTTCAGTATCAGATATATTAAACCCGCCAATCGTACCACCGGTGAAATCAACTTGTGAACCAGTCATATTACCTGAATGATCGACTTTGAAATTACTTGACGATATAAAATAGGTTTGAGTTGAATCGTTTATTTCAACACCAGTTGTAGTAAGTGAATGATCATCAATAGTAAAGTTTGCAATTTTCCCACCAGTAAACAAAACTTGAGAGCCGGTCATATTACCTGAATGATCGACTTTGAAATTACTTGACGATATAAAAAGGGTTTGTGTTGCATTATTTATTTCAACACCTGTTGATCTTAAACTATGACCATCCATAGTAAACCCACCTACCCTTCCACCATTAAATAATACATCTGAGCCGGTTATAGTTCCATTAGCTTTTAATCTTAAATTATTATTATCAGATTTTATTTCTTCAGATGATATATTGAATCCACCTATATTACCTGCAGAAGAAGATATTGTACCTTTAAGAAATACATTATCAGTATATAAACCGAATCCTGATAAAGTGCCAAAATTATTATCACTTATTCCTGATAAATCACCTAACCTTACTTTAATATCTAAATCATTAACACCAGTTCCTGTTCGTTCAACAATATCAATATAAGGAGTTTCAGAGCCTGATGTAGCATTCAATAAAATAAATCCTGTACCATTTGCACCTTGTGAAACTAAAACTTGCCCTGATGACATACTTTGAATTAAGTTACCGTTCATACTTCTAGATACAACCATTGTATTAGCAGATGTATCTACTGAATGTACTTTCATTATTTCTTCTGTAAATCCGGTAGAGCTTGTAGCTTTAGCTAAAATATATTCACCAGATACAAATCCAGCTGCATTATCAACAGATGCAGTAGCTATACTACCTGATAAAATTAATGAGCCAGATTTTAATGCTGTTGCATTTGCTACTATTAATGCACCACCTACAGCTGAAACCGTTTCTTTTTCGAAAACTGCTGTTGATAATGTTCCTCTTATTCTAGCCTCTTCAAATTCTGCAATTCCATCCTCTCCTATTCGATAACCAGAACCTGCTAGTCCGCCAACCATAGACGATATAAAATTAGAAGTTTGAATAGCTCCTGAAGAGCTAATTATTATATTGTTACCTGTAAGTTTATCATTACTTAAAGTCCAACCACCAACAGTTCCTGAAGTTGCTTTTACAACACCTGCATTTGTTACACTAAATGGTGCATCTGCAAATGTAGAGTCCCCCATTTGTATACCTGTTCCTGGTATTAGTGCTATATAATCTGCATCTGTTCCTTTACTTAATTTATCAGATTCTATAGTCCACCCACCAATTTCACCACTACCTGCAGTTATTTTTCCTTCTATAGTTGCTGCTGATGCAGTTAGCCTACCATCAGCTGATACTTTGAATTTAGATGATGAAATAAATCCAACAGGATCTTCTGCTGCATTAGATGAGGAAATCATCCAACCCCCTGCTCCAGAAGATGAAATATAACCTTCTTTATTTATATGCATTCTACCACCATCAAGTGATGCATGATTAAAAGACCATCCTGCTATCTGATTTGTAGAGCCTAGTTGAAATGCTTTTTCTCCTGATGCAAATGTTTTTTGTTCTATTCCATATACTGAATTTGAATCGTAAAACATTCTTACATAATCTGCACCACTATTTCTTATATGAATCTTTGGAGCTGAACCAGCTGTTAATTTAAGTGGATCCCAAGCTGTACCATCATTAGCTGTAAGTGAATCTGATTCAATAATAAATCCGCCAATTAGTCCAGCACTTGCAGTCATTCTTCCATCTGGTGATACCTTAAATGCAGATGATGAGATAAAACCTACAGGATCATCTACTGCATTAGATGAGGAAATCATCCAGCCTCCAGCTCCGGAAGATGAAATATATCCCTCTTTATTCATATGCATTCTACCACCTTCAATTGCTTGAGTATCAAAGGACCAGCCTGCTATAGTGTTACCTTCACCGCTTGGATTTCCAAGCGTGAATACAAGATTGCCATTAAGCTTGCTCGATAATCCATAGTTGGTGGCGCTTGTATAATTCAACCATACATAATTATTAGTACTGCTTTGAACTATAATTCTAGGATGACTGTCTCCTTCTAAAGCTATACCAGAACCATTTGTAGTAGACATTCCCGGACTAAAAATATTACCGTCTTTTATTTGCCAACCGCCAATCAGTCCAGCACTTGCAGTTACTGCTCCAGCTGTATCTACTTGGAAATCAGAAGCAGATATATGATAGGGACCATCAGAATCTAACATTACAGTATTACCACTCGATGATAGTGCTGTAGTTCCTATTGACCAACCACCGATTGTACCACCCGCTTCTGCAGTAATAGTACCTTGCATTACAACATCACCTGTATTATCTAAATGAAAATTACTAGATGATATTTCTATATTACCATCAGATCCAGATATAAATTGAGTATTACTACCTAAAAAGAATTTATTAGTTCTTATATCTAGCTCATTAGGATTAGATCTAAATCTTAAGAATGATTCACTGCCACCGATTGCTTCAATACCAACACCTGAATACGATGTAATACTACTTACATCTGAACCTAAAGAAAGTGAACCAGAGTAAATTAAGAACCCGGGTGTACCACCACTACCTGTAGCGTGATTGAAACCTTTATAATCTATAGTTCTAATTTCTGCCATATCTATCTCCTAGTCTGCTCTAAATCCTTGCATAATAATTCCGTTGCCAATATTAACTGAACCTGATAGTATATTATCGTTACCACTTATAAATAGATTACTTCCGACAAAATCAAGTGATTGTGTAGTCAAAGATATATTTGCTATTTGATCTCTACTATTATAAAATTCAAACTTAAAATCAAGAATATCATCAGCTTGCGGAGTTTGTATAGGTATTTCAAAAAAAGTATGATTAGGAGTAAAACCAAAGTCACTAGCACCTTCTAATGATACATCTGAAAGATACCAATTACCTCTAGTTACTGCAAAAACGATATGGGCATCAGTATCAAAATCCGGTGTAAAGCCAACCTCTAAAAGTTTTTCGTCCATAAATGGCATATCATTAGGATTTACCTCTAATGTTGTATTACCATCAAAGTTTGCAGGCAATGTAACATTTGTAAGAGTTGGTGGTGAAGTAAAAGGCAATCTAATAGGAGTAGATGTTTGATTAGCTAACGTTGATATATTGATAAAATTGGTTACACTATTTACTAAATGAGGTGCTGCGTTTTCTGTTTCAAGCGATACTAGCTTATGACCTAAATTCCTTGTATCAGAATTAGGAATATTACTTCCTGATATATAAACATCCATTAATGATGAAGATATTTGTCCAATAACACCAGCTGGTGTTGGTAAAGGTGGAGGTCGATATCCTTCTGCAGTATTAGCAACTCTAAATTTTATTTGGTATTCATTATTTTGAAACAAATCAATATTAGGTTTACTATAAACTTTTACATAAGGATCGGTAGCTAATGGTAATGCTGGGTAATTTGACGAGCCTGATAACTCACCACTCCCTGAAATTTTTAACGATGATATCATAATACTATCATCATGTAAAGCATAAGGATGGTGACCGGATTGATTAACAGATTCACTGTGCCAAAAATTATTTATTATTTCTTGACTTTTATAATCTCCTATTCTATCGAATGCAAGGTCTGAATCAACATTAATTAATAAATCTCGTTCTTGTAATAGTTGTGTACTTACTAAATCAAAATCAGCAAATCCTGCACTCTTCATATAAGTTTTTATTTTATGTACTGAACCAGCTATTGGATCAATATTTTTCATAGTTATACTTGCGAATGATTGTGAGTTAAGTGATCCGGTTGCAAGTATAGCGTCTTGTTGCCATTCAATAGAATAATTACTTAGACCGAAACTAGTCACAGGGTATGCTGAATTAACTGTTGAAGTTACAGGTACACTTCGTCCACTACCTGGTAACGGAGATACACTAGTTTCAGATTGAACTGGTAAAACATATGGATCTACTTTTATAGTGTTATAATTTATTACTTGAGAAATATAAGATGTATAAGCAGGTAAATTTCCTGTCTCATTATCCATAGTACCTGGCTGTAAAGAATAGTTAGAAGGTAGAGTAAAATTAGGTTCTTCAATAGTTAACAGTCCACCCGCCATAGATGCTGAAAACCTTAGCCCGTGAGGGTCAGCATTTCCCATAGTTATAGTTGCATCACCAAATCCACTATAAGTATAAGAAAGTTGACCAACTGATTGACTTGCTATTGATGAACCAGCAAGATAAGTTTGAGTAAGATACTCTCTTTCATTTTCAAAAATTTTAACACCTGGTACTTTTTGGAAAATAATAGGTGTATCGTTAATTGCGTCAGGTTGTATAATAAGTTCTTTAGACCACTTTACATTATAACGATTTCTAAAAGATTGGGGTATACTTCTACCGTCTGGTCTTTGAGTAGCAACACCTAAAATTTCAATTCTACCTAGTCCAGGCGGTGTTTCAGGATATATCCATATCCCTACTACTATTCTACCTCCTGGATCAACATAATTATTTACATGGTGATATACGGCAGCTCCATTTACATCTGTTACTTGGATTAAAATCTGTGATTTACTAGCTAGTAATTGATTGTTACCAAATATCTTAAATATGTTCTTACCAGCTGTGAGAGATTCAGGCATACTATCAAGACGAAAGTACTCTGAATCAAATGAGGTTTGATTTATAAGTACCGTTTCGTTGAACTCAGGTTTAAGTATACCAACTCGTCTTTGTATCATTATTATCTCCGTATATCTACCTACTTTACGCAGGTATCGTATATAAATATCAAATAATTAGTAAATAACGTTACTTAAATCATTCTTTCTGCTTATTTCAACAGTACCATCAACCATATCTCTCATTATATCAATATGTGATATAATTAGTATAAAATCGAATTGAAGTTTTAGATAATCAAAAAGCATAGCTATAGAATTAATATTGTTAGTATCAAGATTACCAAATCCTTCATCAATAGCTAAAAATGTAGGTCTAGGAAGACTTGATATATTAATTAATGCAACTCTTACAGCCAAGGAGGATATAAATTTTTCCATACCTGATGTCATTTCAAGAGGCCATTTATTATCTTCACCATATTTTATATACGTTAAAATATTTTTACCATCTACATCGAACTCTAACTTAAAATCAACTATTTGAGATAATATATTATTTATCTCTTCTTCGATATAAGGGAGTGTATCAGAAATAATTTCATAAGGTATACCATCACGCTGGATAGCATCTAAATAATATTCATATGCTTTTAATTTAGTTTCAAGAGTATGAGCTTTTTTAATTTGTGTATTAATATTTTTAATTTGAGATTTCAAAACTTTTATATCACTATAGCACAATTGACATTTAGATGAGACACTATTTAGCTCAATTTGTAAATCGCTTTCTGTATTATTAAGTTCACTAATTTCAAGATTAATAGTTTTGTTTTCTTCTATAGCTTTAATGTTAGTATGATATTTTTTAATCTTTTTATTTATTTCGTTTACTCTATTTTGAAATCCATCTCGTTTTTCTTTAGCTTTATAATAAGCTATCCTGCCCGTATTTCTTTCTCGTTCGATTTGTATAAGTAACGAATTTAATTTATCTATTTTATTATAATCATCTATAACAGTAGCATTATTTTCAATAAATAAATTATGTATAGAGAGCTCTTCTAAAGTTTGTTTAGCTTTAATTTTATCTTGTTCTAAATCTAACTTAACAGTTTTAGACATTTCGATATATTTACTTTCTCTTTTTTTACAAAACTCACAATTAGGATCAAACTCACTTTTATTTTCTAATTTTTCAAGTTTATGTTTAACTTCTAATCTTAAACGATCACGTACCTGCTCTAATTGTGTAACCTTTGTTAAGGTTTCATTATATTTATTATAGTTTGCATTTACTTTATCTATATCATAATTTAATAAAACTTCATTAGCTTTTTTAATCTTAAGCTTGTTACCTTCAGCTATTTTTTCATCTGACTCTAATCTGGTATTAATAGTCTCAATATTATTATTTAATCCTATTAGCTCTAACTCTAAATTATCGATATCATCAAGCGGTACTCGTTTATGTAAAGTTTTAGTCTTAGCTAATACCTGCTTTTGTATAGATTTTATTTCTTTTTCTAAAGTAGCTTTATGTCCTTCATATTCACCGTGACGTTTTTGATCTTTTTCTAATTTTTCTTCAGCATCAACTAATTGCTGTGAATAATCTGTACTACCAAAATCTTTTAATAATGCTTGTACGTCTCGTATCTCTTCGTTAGCTAATTTATATAAAGAATCAAACACGGTAATATCTAAAAATTGAGATAAAAGATCTTTTTTCTCATGCTGAGACATATCTATAAAACCTGTATTATTATTTTGTACTGACAGAGCAGTTAAAATAAAATCCTCATACTGGCCTAGGTAGCCTTGTATATTTTTATCGGTTTCACGCCTTTGTTCTCCATTTAGAGATATATTATTTCCTTCTTCATCTACATACCAAAAGTCAACATCAACTCTAACTTTACCTTTCATCCAACCTTTTAGTATCCGCTTTGCTTTTCGTTCGATAAAATAATCTGTGCCGTCTATTTCAAAATTTAATTTACAATAAAAATTATTCTTTTTATTATTCATTATATCAGTAGCTAGCTTACCTCTACTACACCTATCAAATATACAAAAAGATACTGAATCTAGAATAGCAGATTTACCAGCGTGATTAGGAGCAAATATCCCTACAACATCTTTAGCGCGCTCAAAATTAACTACATTATTTTCGCCGTAACTAAACATATTAGAGAATTCAAACTTTTTTAGTTTCCAGGTAACAGAACGAGATATTTCTTCATTAGGTATAAGTTCATTCAATGATTTATTTATACTACGAATTTGTCTCATCATAATAGAATCAATATCATGATTTTTTTCTATATATTCTTGTAAGAGTTTATTTTGATAGTTTATATCTCTAACATCTCTAGTTAATGATCTAGAAGTACTTGCTTGACCTTTAATTTTATCTTGCTTTATAATTACTACATCATTAGCTCTACATTTCTTTTTAATCTGCTTAAGTATAGTTTTAACTTCAGCTTCAGTTGTATTTTTAGTACGTAATCTTAATCTAGGATATTTTGGTATGTCATTAATTACAGGCATTTTACCATCTTTGATATCTATAGTATAAAAACCATAATTATTTGATATATCAGTAAACTTAGGTTTACGAGTTTTTACATCCCATATAGCATACCCATGATGCTTAAAAGCTTCACCAAAATTTTGTTGTATAAGAGAGCCTGGATAACATATCTTTTTATCTTTATCAACATATTGACGTTTATGTATATCACCTAATAGGGATATATCGTAGCCGTTAAATAAATCAGCTGTATATTCATCGCCTGTTACTTCATAGCCTATATCAGTTTTTGAAGACTTGACAGGTCCATGGAATAAAGCTATTTTTGTTTCTGCATTAAAACTTTCTGCTTTTATATATGTAGAAGGGTGGTCAAATATACTAAATACTGTAAAGTGAATATTACCAAATTTGTAAACGCCTGAGTCTTTTAGATAATATAAATTTTTATTGTTTAGATTATTTACAATAGGAGTTAATGCATCTAACCTGCTAGTATTATTCAAGTTAGTATCGTGGTTACCAGTAATAATAATAGTTGGTCTAATATTAGCTAAAGTATTTAAGAATTCAGAAGTAATATCAATTAACTCTGGTGATATATCAGTCTTATTGTGAACTATATCCCCAGCTACATATATTAAACTATTTTCAGGTAAATCTTTACATGCAGAATAAAGTTGCTTAAATACCTCTCTATATTCTTTATGTCGTTGATAATTACGAATATGTATATCAGCAACGTGTAGTATTTTTTCTACTTTATCGAAGTTAAGTTTTATATTTTGAATCATCCAAACATGCTCCCTAATTTTTGCATCATAAGTCCACTACCTGTAATATTTGTAGTTACACTCTTTAATGTTGTTACATTCTTATAACCGATTTCAGAAGGATCTTTATCACCTAATTCGATTAAATAAACTTTAATGCCGTTTTCTATAAAATATTGACATATATCTAGCGCTTTGTCTCTAGCATCAGAATCTAAAGCTATATAAATATCTTTTACTTTCTTTTCAATTATTTCTTTCTTGAGCTTATTTAATATTATTTTACCAAATAGCGGAATAGCGTTACGTTTTACAGCTATAGCATCGAAAGCACCTTCTACAATAGTGATAGGTTGATTCCAGTTTATAAGTAAATCAAATCCTATTATATCTTTAGATACTTTAGGATTCTTATGCTTAAAAGATGCATCTTTATAATAACTTCTACCTGTAAAGAAATTTAATTTACCATCTCTATCATAACTAGGAATAATAATCATTTTTTCATATTGACCTGTTTCGCAATAACCAATACCATATCTTACTATATCATGTTTAGTAATACCACGATTTTTTAAGTACATAACAGCATTTCTAAACTCAGGATTATTTTTGTTACCATTTAATATAAGCTTAAACTCAGGAGGTAATGATACATGTTCTTCTCTTTCTTCTTTTACTGGAATATAAGAATCAACAAATTTATTTAAGTCTTTTATTTGCGTTACAGTAGCACCTATTTTTTTGAAAAGATTATATAATTTTCTTCCCTTAGAATTGCATACCCAACAGTGCCAATATTGTGTATTCAAATCTACCTCTAATTTATGCTTGTAATGATTGCATAAAGGACATTTGAATGAAACATTATTGCCTGAGGTCTTTTTAGACCTACCTATAACCGATTCTAGTAAACTCAATAAACTCACAGTATAAATATAAGAAAAATAATTTAATTAAACAACAATATTTTTAATAATATCATGTACGCCTTCTTCTAGCTTTACATTAGCAAATCTTCGTGGACCTATACAATCATTATAAAACTCGTAACTAGAAGATACATGAAATCTATGATGTATATTTTCTTCTAAATAATTAACTTGACCTTTAGTTCTACCTAATATAAGAATTTCAAATCGAAATTGCAACATTCCTAACGTTTTTATATCTTGATTTAATTCTTTAGATGATCCAGTATATTCTTTCCAATTAGAATCTTTTCTAATTACTTTACGTCTTTTTTTACCAGCCACTTTTACACGTCGAGTTGTGCCGAAATATTTTCTTCCAATATACTTTCTGCCTGATTTTAGATTTGTAATTAAATACACAAAACCAAAATACCCTTCAGGGGCTTCATCTAATGTTTTATTTTTATATAACCAATGACTCATATTATGTATCAAACTGAACGTTAAAAACTATGTCTAAATCAGATGGACTTTTAACCGGGTTAGCTAGTTTTGCAACTGCTAGTAACTCATTAAAGTCATTATATAATCCAATAGTAGTAATATAAGGTGTAAACTCAGATGATGTTGCAAACCCTCTTAATCTTTCATTGTTTAGATCATAATTAACTCTTGCAGATGGATTATATGTTATGTTAAATTGTTCATCTTCAACTACACATTGATAATTATGAATAGTGTGTTCAGTTGTTCCTTGAAAATTTAATATGTAATCATTTAGTAATTCATTATAAGATCCTGTAACATCAGTTATCGTTAACATACCATGATTATAAAAAACATTACCAACAATATTAGTATCTCTATAATAAGTATTCAATGATGTAATCTCAGGAGTTGTAAGAGCTCTTCTCATAAGCTTAAATTTATCCATACTACCTTTGAATGGGTATATATAATTTTTAGCTTTATTGTTAAAAACATTTTGAAATACTGTTTGCAATTGACCATTAACAACTTTTTTATTTTCAACTTCACCGAAGTATGTTCTAGATTTGAATCCCCACCTTCTGGCACCAATATGTATATTAGTAGTATTGTCAGCAACTATTTCATCTGCCATAGGATCAGCTTTTGAAGTTTGAAGTGTACCATCAACCCAAAGTTGCATAGAGCCGGTAGCTATTTGTGCAACTACATGATGCCATGTATCATCATTTATTGCAGAAGAAGTAATTTCAGTAAAATTTTCTGTTTTACCTCTTAAGAATCTTAATTTACCTTTTCTAGCAGTTGTACTGTTATAAATATTTATTTCCCATGGTACTGTATTTGACCATTGACGTGAAGTAACAATAACATTATGATCATGATCTTTAAGTGTACGATATTGATAAGTACCTATTGGAGGTAAAGAGCCTGCTCCTACAGGATACCCACCTGTAAAACTAGAAGTAACAGATTGTGATACGCCTGCCTTTACCCAAAACGAAACAGCAAAATCAGAATTCCACCTAGCATTATTAGCTAATGTTTGTGTATTTTTTATTTCAACAAAACTGTTAGACCCTGAATTAATAGTTTGTTCGCCGTGAAAGTCAACGTAAGTAGTGTCTTTTATTCCATAATCTTTGTTACTATCATAACCGGTACTATGAATATTAAATGTTATATTTTCACCATGCGGCTCAAACGGCCCACTTGATATATCTGCTAAATGTTCGTTAGCTGTTCTAAAAGTTGGAGTACCTACAAGTGGATTTCCTTTTATTAACTTCCAGCCATCATTAAAATCAACTTTAATTATATAATCATCCCTATCTATGGCTTTGAAGTCTGCTATACCGTTAAAATTATGATCTATTAAATTACCTGTACCATCATCCCGTAAAATACCTTTCTGCCCACCGCTCATAGTAACAGAGCCTTCTTTTATTCTATCTCCAAATATTCCAGAAGGTATAGATACTATAGTAACTTTTTGATTTATATCTCTAATCTGTTGTGAAAGGTATTCACTGTCATTAGATTTATATGCATTCTCTACATCACAATAGTATAAATGATATACAGAGTTCCATATATTTCGCTTAAAGTAATCTCCACTAGTTTTGGGTTCGTTTGCTATATTACTTTCATTAGGGTCACTAATACTAAAGTCACCATCAGAGTATTGGCCACTAAAACTTATAATGCCATGGTTAGCGGCTGTTTCATCAGTTATAGTCCATGATTTGTGAGCTACGTGCTTTTTATTAAGTGGTGTAGTTTTTACCTCTTTGTATATAGACATTATACACCCCCTTAATGATCAAGCTTAATTCTTATCGTAGTTTCCCTCTCAAAGTTTTTAAGTAATGGTTTACTGAGTTTTGCAACAGCTAATAATTCGTTAAAATCATTATACAATCCAACTGTAGTTATAAAGGTTTGTGGATTTTGTATAAATGAATTATGTAGTAGTTGACCATTTATCTGACCACTCGAACCTGTTCTTTGATAAGTGTGATTAGTAGAATAATTATATTGAGAGTTTTTTACTCTTACAAAATAGTGTGTTGATGATACATCTTCTTCAGCTCTAATAGAAAAGTATTTACCTCTATTAATCATATCATAAAACTTTCTATTCATTCTATCATTAGTATTTGCGCTGTCAGAAATTGTCATTCCTAATCCTGGTGATGATTGTGGTCCAAGTGTATTACCTTTTCTAAATTTATTACCTGAAAATGCAAATACTCCTAGTTCAGGATAAAATTTACCCCAGTAATGTTTATCACCAGATCCATCACTATAGCATCCATCTGTTTCAGAACCACTAACAATATTATAAACTAAATGTCCGTTAACAGTATCACCGTCAGAAACAGATGAATCATCAATTAATTTTACAACACTTGTTGTATAATGTCCAGCAGAAGCAGATAAATGTAACTCCCAGTTACCTGCATTTACACCTTGCTTAAATCTAGCACGATTCATAGTCATAAAAAACATTCTACCATGACCTGAACCATCAGTATCAGTAAATGCTGTTCCATCTGTAGGATCATCTAAAAGTAAATTTCTAAATTGAGAAAAAACTGCTTTAGTAGGTGAATTACCAATACTAGCACCTGTTTGTCTTACTGAGCCTGATCCTCTGAACATACCATAAGCAATACTCATTTGTACTTCAGCGCTAGTATCAGAAGCAGGATTAGCATTATAAAGCTCAAACTGATAAGGTCCACTTACTGATGCGGTTTGAGTTGAAGATGTATGAAATGCAGTTAAACTGGATACATTGCCTGTAAAAAGAGTTGATGTTACCCCGTTAACAACATTACCTAATATTACATCGTCAGTATTAAAAATTGTATATGCCATTTACTCTCTCCTAGTCTAGTGATGTATCTCTGGAAATAGTAACTGGAACAGTAACTGTCCCTCCTGTACCATTACCTGATATTGTAAGTGTTGTTGAAGTAGTTTGAGTAATAGAATACGCAGTAAGTTTTACTGACATTCCAATAACCGTCCCTGATAATTTATTTCCTGTTTGAGGGGGTATATAACCAGCTCCTCTAGCTTGCATTGCTGTGGTTTCAGTACCTCCTGTTTGTGTAGCCATTTCCATAACTTGCATTGAAACAATATCAGTATTACCAATTGTAAATGTATATCCTGAAGCATTTGCGTTGAGGATATTCAATGTTTGAGGTTCTAATGTTACTGTTTGACCTGGATTAGTTAAAGATATAGATGATTGTGCTAAAGTTACTACAGGTAGTATTTGTGTATTTTTAGGTAATGTTACCAGTTTATTATTCATCGCTTGTGGATCATTTGTAAATGCTTCTAAAAGAGGCATTCTTTCTATAGCTTCACCATAAAACGAAGTTCCTAAATTATGTGAAGTATCATACATCGCATAATTTACTTCATCATCTGCAAGTGCAAACTTTGTAATACTGAGTGCGCCCTCTGCAAGTCTTTGTCTTCCAAGCTTGGTGAGAACTGCATCAACAGTTACAGATGTGTTATCTAAATATCCCATTTTTACTCTCCTATTCTTATATATAATAAATATACATTTAATTAATTTTTAGTAGTTATCTTACATTTATTTGTGAAGCTTGATTTGTACCCCCACTTCCACCTCTTCCTTGATTGTATCCACTCAATGGACTTACAGGATCGCCAAATGAATCTGTTGTTTGATTAGGATCAACAGTTATAATATTAGGATTTACTAATAAATATTCAGCAACAGGTCCACCGTCTATAGTTTCACTACTTCCAACATTAAAGTCAGGTGAATTAATTCTAGTACCTTCAATTATTAATCTTCTTTGTGCTGGGCTATAAATGTAGTTAGGTTGTATATCAACTGATTTTGGATATAAATTTGATATCGCTTTTGCAGCTGAACCAGTTACACCGGATTGACTTACAGGCACTTCAAACGCACCAGGCTTATGATATAGATTAAATGTAGGTACAAATTTGAAATCTTCACCGCCTGACCATATAGGTGAGCCTGAAACATAAGTTTGTACAGCTGATTCTGTTGCTTCACCAAATACATCTCTTAAATAAGTTGCACCCCTATATAAATTAAAATAATCATTTGAACCACTTCTTTGTTGAGACGGTGCAGCTCCAACACCAATTAATGCTGATAAAGTACCTATGTCACTACCAAAGAAAGTCTGTGAATTTATTATTTCACTGTTCGGTAGATCATGTGTTGATGTTAAAGTTATACTAGATGTAAGTTGTAAATTTTCTTGAGACATACTAGCTACAGTTGCAATTTTATGCCTTTCAAGAAGATTAGGTCGTATTTCTATACCTACTATAGCATCAGCTCTAGCTGGTAGCATATCTTCAATTTGTTTGAAAAGTCCTTTATTAAATGCTCTCAAAAATTGAACGAATGCCATTACATTAGTTCCACCAGTATATTTTTTGAAATATAAACTTTTAAGATTTCTTAAACCTGTATATTCATATTTGTATTTATCTCTTGGGTCACCTATATAATCATCTAAATCTAGTGAACCGAACTGCATTGAAATATCGGTATCAATTTGATCGGCTGGTGATAATACAACTGATAAATCTTCTGAATCTAAAGGATTAGAATCAAATGAAGATTGCTCAAAAGATTCTCCCCTGCTTAATTGATTATTACGTAATGTATTATTTTCTACTCTTATCTTGTTTGAATGTTTTGATGGCCCTGCTGTGTGAGGAACTTTAACATAATACGTTTCTGATTTAGGAATAAATGGTATTGATTGCCAATCGATAAATCGAGGTCTATTCAAAGAAGAGAAAGGTGTAGTATAACCACTTTCAGCATTATAATTATTTGGAATAGACCCTGAATAGTTTGTATGACCAAGAGTAAGTGTAGTACCTGCTGATGTTACATCATAACGTTTCAAATCTGTTCCTAATGGTATTCGTAAAAAGAGGTCATTGTAAGCACTTTCTATAGTATCACCTATTATAGAAGTTGGTGCTAAAGTATGTTGATGAAAAGCATCGGTTGATAAGTACTCAGCCCATCCTCTTATCTCTTGCATTGAGCCATGAAAACATTTTAACTCAGGAAAATCAGATCCTGCTTGAGCAGATGATCCTGACCCACCCCATCGAAGTTCTTGTCCGTCATGCCACTGATTATTATTTTGAGATGTAGTATTTACAGAAGCAGAGCCTGAATGTGTTATTCTTCCTGCTGCATGTTCAGATGCTTTTGCATATCTAATTTCAAAAGTATTATTACTAGTATAAGAATATTCAGTACATCCAAACGATATATTCCACCAATCATTATCATAAAAAGGTGCATAATCAGTTGAACATGATTTAGCAGGTTGAGCAGCTGAACCTGATATATAAAATGTTAATCTTCCGTAATTAGCGTAAACGGATGCTGATCCTGCAGCGATTGCTGAAGGTGAATCGTGTCCTGCTGCAGAAGATGAATGCTCTAACATTAGTACCCATTGTTCTTCACCTGCACCATCTTTATCTGAACTTACGAGGTGCATACTTTCAGTAGTTGAAGTATCGATTCTAAATTCGTACATACTTAAAAGACGATTAGATGTGCCTGTATTAGAAAGGTTCAAATTAGGGTTATCATAATCAATCACTTTATGCGCTGTTTCTATATGTGCAGAACCAGAAAAATCAACAGCATAATTAAATTTTTGAATTTCTCGTTTATCGGCCGAGCGTTCTGCCGGTGCACCGCCGTATTCATCAATATTTAATATCGTTAAAGGAATGCCATAAGAAGTGAGCAATGCTCGTATCCCTCTAGCAGTACCTTTGGTTTTTAACAATAAAGGTAAATTATTTACTATTCGTTTCCATGTTTGCTTTTCTATATCCCCAGATGAATGTGAATCTTTTTTTACAAACGTGCGAGTTTCACCTGAACCGGATGCTTGATAAGTCCCTGAACTGTTAGTACCTAATACATAATCCCAAAGTTCAGCAGAACTGTATCCAGGATATAAATTAACACCAAATGATTTAGCAGCATCTAATAATAAATCTTTTGATATACCTTCTGATACCGACTCTTTTTGGTTATATGTTTCTTCAAAATCTTTTATAGTATGAAATATTGTATCAAAGTGCTCACCAACCATATCCATAAATACTTCATAAGATTGATTTTCCGAATCAGTTTTTATATGAATAGGTATTGAGTTTCTTAACATAGACATATTTGTTTGATCGTAAAGTGATGCTGTAGTTAATTGAGCAGTATACCATGTAGTAGCTTCAGATGATGTAACAGAGAATAAATTATATCCTAATCCTGTTCTTTCTGAATTAGATTTAGGCCACGTAGTTGGGTTTAACGTAATCTCACCTTCGTCGGTATATCTGGTTTCAACTGATGATGATTCATAATATAAATGCTCTTCATATGGTGTAAAACTTCTAATGAATCCTCTTTTCAAATTATCAAACTGCAATTTATTAGCTATTACATCTGATGAGCCAGTTACATCACTATCAGTTCCTGCAAACCCGTCACCTAACGCTAATGATTTAGATTCATAATGTTCTATTTGTTGAATCTTGTATCTAAAGTTTTTCAGCCTTTCTTCAGCAGATGAAAAGTGAACAAAGTTTTTATATTGAGTAAAATCATAATTTACTTCAATTCCTGAACCGCTAATAATTTTAGCTTCTAATCTGTTTTTAATATCTTGATTAGTACCAACCAATTCTTCTTCATTCTTAATTAAAGTTGCTTTAGCTGAATTTTTTTCTAACCCAAGGCGTAGATTCGGCCCTCTTAACTCGGTAAATGATTCATCTATTAAGAAAGGAATATCGATATCAACGTTAACATTGTAAGGTATAAATAACGGTCTTAGTAATGAAACTTGAATTCCGGCTTTTAGAGAGGGTGGTACAGGTGATGCGAGTTTTAATATTAATGTATCTACTGGCTCAGGTTGGTCGTTCGGACTTGACACATCAGGTTTAGGAACATACTCATGATACATCCAATTTAATGCAACAAGATTTAATTTGTCACCTGATAAAGGTTTAGTAACTTGTAAATATACAGGCCATATATCATCTGCTGATCCAGCTACTCCTTGATTACCAACAAATTGTATAAATTGAAAAGACCCATCAGGATTTACTTCTCTAACACCATCATACACATACCTACCATCACCGTCTTGGCCCATTAAGCCTCGTTCAACCCTATGAGCAGCATATTGTGCTTCAGAAGAAAATGCTAAATTTTTAGAAGGATTATATCCGTCGATATATTTTGCAAAATAAACAGTAGTATTAATATTTGGATTATCAGAGAAGTTCATATACTTCCAATAGAATCCATCTATTGGTAACGAGCCAGGAGTTTCAAAATTATAAAAATTTGCAAACGAAACAGCATTTTTAGCTGTTGCTTTTAATCGAACTTCTGTACCTGATTTAGATACTTCAATTACTTCCAATTTACTATGTTGAATCTGATTAGGTACAGCGTCATCTACATCGACAAGTTTTGTTTCATCATTAGGATCTACAATAGCATCATGAATATAATTTCTATATCCACTAATTTTAATCTGATAGCCACCGCTTGTTCTACCAAATTGAGATGCAACTATCTGAAAGGTATCTAGATGAAGTAATCCTGCTTCATATTTTATACCACCTATATTACTAATATGACCAGTAAAAGTACTTACAACACTATCAACTTCATCTAAAAGATCTATAGTTATTAAATCAAGATTAGAAGGTGCATTAAGGTATGTTTCACCAGATGTAATTTTTATAGTGTTACCTAAGTTAGGATCAAACTCAGGTGCGTGAAAATCATCTAATATAAATTCTGTTCTATCTAAAGCCATCGTTAATCACCCTTTGTATAACTTACATTAAATACACCAAGATCAATATCTTGTACTGTATTTGTTTCTGTATTAAATGCTGTATCTAATGATAGCTCATTATTAACAAAGCTAAGATTTTTTTCATAAAATACATCTATCTTCTTACTAAACCAGCCACCCTTTCTTACTCGTTTTTTAAGATATACTTTACCTGTAAATGGACCTGGCTTCTTTTCGAACATATATAAATCGCCCTCACCTTTGTCTATTTCATCATAAAATAGAGCAGATTTTCTTCCTTGTGTTAAATCAAATACACCTATATCAGCTAATTGTCCGCCGCCTTTATTTCTATATTTTGTCTTTAGTCTACCGTTATCGTTAAAAATTTCAGGAAAATAAGCCATAGCATCCTGATGTCTTCCTTTCTTCTTATCTCTATTCTTAAACTTATCGTGCATATCAGTACCAGGTCCTCTGAATACTCTTTGACCATCAATTGTAACAGTAGCTGTATTTTTCTTAAACTTTCTTCTTCTTGACCATTTATCTTTATCGAACGGATCCCATCTAAATCTTACAAAAATTCTTCTTGCTTCATATCTTGGATCGGGTTCAAATACAGCTCTTTTATAGTTAGGGCTATCAGGATTATTATCGTATACAAATGAACCTTCGTAAGTAGATGAAAAGTTATCTACTTCACTATCACCTAATCCTGATACATTTTCTAATGTGCCAGAATCATCTGAATTTATAGCAGCAAATTTTACATCTTTTCTAAATTCACCTTTATCATTTTTTACTACACAAGTTAGCGTTCTAGGTATCACTGCACCTACTCCGTCTCTAACCTCAACTGTTCTATCTAACGCTGAAAGTCTTAAGAATGGCTTACCTGAGGCAACTTCTTTACCATCTAATAGCCAACTTACCTCTGTGTCTGGTATTTTTATTGCTTGTATATCACCGTTTTCATCAGGCTCATAGTGACTTATAGCATTTGCGGAATAAAATAATGCAGGGTCTTGAGTAAAGAACATATATGTAGGATCAAGCGTTGCAACTGTAGGCCATCTATGACGTTCAGTCCACTGCTCAATAGACCAGTCACCTAAACTTTCTACTCTTGGATCTTTTGTTGGATCAGTAACACCACCAAAGTTAATTACACGTGACCAATTAGCGACATATACATCTAACGATTGAGGTGGTGTATCAGGGTATGTAGGTTCTTTAGGTAATAGTTCAAATATTTTTATATCTTGAGCTTCTTCAATATCACTCTTATCGAAAATAGGATTACGTAATTTTCTAGATAAAATATTTACGAGATCACCATCCTCAAATTCGTCAGTAATAAAAAACGAATCATCAACATCTATTGTTCCGGGTGTTTCACCTATTATGTTATAAATAGAACCAGTATCAGCTGGTGATGTATCAGGTTTACCATCAAACGTTGATTCATAAGAAACACTATTTCTACCATTACCCGTAGGCGTTTCTCTTGCGTTTGCGGTTTGATTTGTATCTGCCGTAAACGAAGATTGTCCTGATCCTCCACCTGATGCTCCGTATGCCATGTTATCTCGCTATTCTAAAATATAAATTTGGTTTATAATGTTTTGTAGCCACTACACTAGTGCCTGAATAATAATTTACTTTGAATTCTACACAATAATGTCTTTCAGGAAATAATCCATTTGTATCTAAATCAAAATAATTTAACGTGTTATTTGTTCTACCGATTTGAGTATAATTTTCATCATGATTAAAAACATATTCATTAGTTGCAACATCTTTAATTGCAAATGAAGATGATTGCGGTAAATAATGTCTTGAAATAACACCAGCAGCTCCAACTTGAGAGCGACCACTATATTGCTTATCAATATCTACAAAAATTCTAGTAGTATCTCCGCGTCTATATTCAGGCTGTAATCTAGGTCTTATTTTTATAATATCATTTACAGTAACTTCGGAACCAGTTGCAGCTACATCAAAAGAGTTACTTACATCTTTATATCTTGCTTCTAACTTTGGTGGATAAATAGTATTAGTTTCTCTTGAATAATAAGATAATTTTCCAAATTCATTTTCATCACTTTCTTCAGAGCTTACTCGCTTTACTATAAAACCAAAATTGTGTCTAGTGCCGCTATGTATAGTTTCAATCATTTCTGTTACATCTACTTCAATATCACCTGTAACATTGCTAAATGTTTGTATAACAGATTCAGATGCATGTGAACCAGAAAAGAAATACCCACCAGCATCTTCCCAAGCTTGGGCACCTTTATTAGTCCATGAACATCCGTTAGTAACGATAGGAGAACTTGTAAATTTTCCTGAACCCATAGTCCACCCTTCTCTTATTGGGTGAACTACTAACTTATAGGCTAAAGGTACATCAACTTCTTCTGATACAAACATCTTTAAGAAATATTTTAAGCTTCCTGAATCCGAACCTGTGTTAATTCCTTGAGCAGCTAAAGAAGCAGAAACAGTGTCAGTATCAAACTGTATTACAGCTCTAGAGCGAAATAGATCTCCTCCTGATCCTGAAACGTCTTTTTGTATATCAAGTATAGGATCTAGACCAGTATTCATACTAGCTGTATGTTCGTATAATGTTGCATCCTTAGATGGAAATATAGTCTTTATCATAATTATCCCTAATACGTTATTACTTTACCACTAATATCTTTAGACGGAAACTTTATTTCAAATACAGAAGGATCTAATGATGGATAAATTACATTTTGATATTCTGCTTCTTGTAAATTATATCTATGTTCAGAATAATCTCCATTAAATAAATTTTTAACCTTTACATCTGTTACTGATTGCACTCCTAATACATTAGCTAAACATAAATATATGTCAGTTAAATAAAGAGCACTTGCAAAACTTAATTTATCAATATTATATTTATCACTTAATGATTTTATGCATTTTAATAATACCTCGTTCGAATTATGTCCCGGTAATACGGTAATTTCAAAGTCAATACCTATATTAACTATAAAACCATCTTTTATGTTGATAGCATCAGTTAACATTCTATATTGAGATAAATATGTTCTTAAATTATCTTTAGCAGCTCTTGGAACAGTTGTTAGCTGTTTATCTTTATTATAAGTTAGTACATATAAATTTACCGCTAATGGATTATTAGCACTAACTTCATTTGGCAACATTTGTTCATCTGATGCTACAAATGCTTTAGCAACTGAGCCAAATTTAGATGGCATACTTAAAGCACGAACTACATAATCTTCTCTTGTTACCATTCTATTTTGAGTAGCAAAATATCCTAGAGCATTCTGTCTAACAGTTTCTGTATTTTCAGAAGCTGCACCACCAGATGCAGGCTCATCATTATTAATAGTTATAGAATCTACAACAGCAGTTCTTGTACCGCTTATTAAAGTTTTAGCAGGATCAAATGTTACTGTTTTACTATCAATATTAGTAATTGTTCCACTTGGTACATTTGCACCTAGTCCATATCCCTTTGTATATCTTACTGTTAAAGTAGTATTACCTGGGGCTTGACCATATACATCTGTATAAAGAAAGTTAGAAGGATCAAAAGCTTTATCTAAATTATTAACACCAGATGGTAAGTTTGAACCAATATTTTCAGGATTAGGTATAATAGTTTCATCTTGATCACCAGTAATACCAGCACCAAATCTTAACTCTATTTTTTCACCTTCAGTTATTCTAGTTGTAAACCTTCTCTTAACTGTTTTTAATCTTAATACATAAGGCGTGTTATTAGATCCTTCAGATAAGTAAGGATCGTTTGCTATATCATTTACTGATTCATCAAATACTGTAGATTGAGCTAAAAATGGAACTTGTGTCCAACTATTACCATCTGAATCTACAACCGAATCAATACTCTGTACTTGTGTATCATTAACTATAAAAGAAGGATACTCTCTAACTGGCCCGGTTTGTATCTGCTTTACCAATTTTTGACCACTCATAGCATTTACTGTTTTTGAAAATATATAAAACTCTGGTCTACCGGTTGATGCATCTGTTGAATATACTTGTATATCAGTTTGATCAACTGAACTAGAAACAGCAAAATCAACTACATCATTTGTATGAAATTTAGTCCCGCCTGCGTCTGATATAGTCATACCTGATGCAATACGTGGTGCATAATCGTAATTAGGTTTTATGTTATTACCTGTACCTGCAGAAGGTATCAAGCACATTACTTTTATATTTACAGTTGCAGGTGCTGTTAGTTTAGGCTTGTACCCGAAAGCTTGAGCAATAGCATAAATATTTTTCTTTTCTGTTGCTCTATGAAGCATCGTTTCTTTCATTGCATAATCAGTATAGAAAGAAAGAACATCACCTACGTATGCTGCCATTTCAATAAACATAGTTGAAGGTGAAGCTTCTGAAAAGTCTGTTACTGAACTTGGAAAATAAGTTTTAGCAAATTCAATAAGTTTATTTTTTAACCCACCGAAGTCTCTATGTGTATATTTTACATCTTTTATTTGATTTGATCCATTATAAGCCATTATACTTTCACCGCTAAATTAAGTGTATTGTCAGGCGTCCATCCTTGAACACTATATGATACTCTAACAAATATTAAATTCTTATCTCTTTGTTCTTGTACATCAACATCTTCTATAGTAACAAACGGCATCCACTGCGCTACAGCTGATTTAATTGCGTCTGAACAAGCTAATGTTAATGTGTCTTCATAAAGAGGTTCGAAAAGTAAATTGTAAAGATCACTACCAAAAGTAGGTTGCATAGGTCTTTCACCTTTCATAGTTAATATTAAATTTCTTAAATTATCATGAATCTGTTTAGTGGTAGTAAAATTTTGATTAGGAGTACCAACGTTCAAAGGAAATCCAATACCTACAGCTATATCACCTGAAAGTACAATTTGCTCGCTTGATAATGATGGTACTAATTTTGCCATTATTTCTTAAACCTCTTTACTAATTCTGAATAATCTCTTGTCATAGCTTTTGTAACAGAAGGATCCACCTTGTCAGTTGAAACTATTCTACCATTATGTCCTTCTAATGCATTTGGTGGTTGGTCGTACCCGTTTTGTAAAGCAGCGAAACCTGCTCTTGCATCTTGTGAGGTGAATTGTTTCATAGTTGGAAAATCATCTTCTGTTTGAGATAACGCTTCATTAAGTGTTAAACTATCAACATTAGATTTTTGTTTTTGCTCGTTTAATACATTTCGTACTTCTTTTTGTACTTCTTCACGTACTATTTTTCTTATAACTTGAGCTAATTTGTTTACTTTTGCCATTTTTTTTCTCCACAATTATGGTATATATAATAAATATAAACCACTTCTATTTTTGCTTTAATGCTTCTAAATTACTTTTTAATGAATTTACTGTTGTACTTATATTTATAGCATTTTGTAATGATGTACTAAACGTAGGGGATTGTACACTTAATAAAGTTGATCCAACTATAGGTACTGGAAATGTTTGTGTTGCACTTGCTCTAGCTTGATTTTGTACTTCAGTTGATAATTTAGATACTTGATCAATTAAATCTGTTAAAATATCTAATACAGTATCAACATCATGTTGCCAGTTTTGAGTGCATAGAGCAATAGTATTAGCAGTAGATAGTAATATAGAGTCTGTTTTAGTACCAATAACTATTCTGTCACTATACATTACAACTTGACCTGAACCAAAATTATTTAGATTATTCTGAAAGTCAACCG